TCATGCCTGCCTCCTCTTCAAAATTGTCAGCACCGGTCCTCGCGAATCGGTTGCTGATACCATGTTCGCAGCTTCGATCAGATGCCCGAGTTCGGCGCCCGAGTAGTGACTGGTGATGCTGCCGTTCTTGTGCCCAAGCAGGGCCTTGCGATCTTCCTCGGTTACGCCTGCTGCACGCAGCCGGCGGCCAAACGTGTGCTTGAGGTCATGGATCCTGATGGATGCATACCCGGGGTGAGCGGGGCGAAAGTTTTCCTCCTGCCAGAGTTTCGCCGCTCTCACCCGAGCCTTCTTCCAGGCCGAGTCGTTCATGCGGTGCATTGCGGTGCCGTTGTATGGGAAAACCCATTCCTTGCTGATACCGCGCTGCTTCTCGATGATCGACCTGGCCACGCTATTCAACACAACCAGCCGCTCATCGCCGTTCTTTACGCCTGATCTCTCATGCCTGCCGCCAAAGTCTGCAGGTATCAGGAATACGCTAGTGCCCAGCTCGGGTACAGCGATCTCCCAATCCCATCTCAGTTTGCAGACTTCCTGCTCCCTGGTCCCGGTGTTCACCTTGAACAGCGCCATTGTTTGCAGGTGGGCCGGCAGCTCCCCGAAAAGAATCGACTGTTCTTGCCACGACATTGGGTATGGCTTTCGGCTCGACTTCTTCTCTTCAAGCTTCGTGAGCATCGGCACGCTATCCAGCCACGGCCTACGCTCATCGTCTCGCCACTTCCTGGCACACAACGATAAAACCCGAACCACACGTTCAATCGAGATGTTTACCGTCCTGTTGCTGACTCCTTTCTTCACTTTCCCGTTTTCAAGCTTCTTCGTCGCTAGCCGATCATTGATGAATGGCGCCAGGGCCTGGTCATCAATGTGGGTAAGCGGAAGGTCGCCAATGAATGGGTCAAGCTGGGAAAGGTGGTGTGCTGAAAGCTTGAATGAGGGCTGATCTTTGATCTCCAGGAGGAACCGCATCGCGGCATCCCTCCAAGTTCTCACCTCCCTGACGCCGTAAATCTTCTGCTGCCTGATCTGCTCTAGCCTAAAGATCAGGTAGCGCTCTGCTTCTTCTCGGTCAGTTGCTCCAGTAGATTCATAAAGTCTTTCGCCGTTGATCTTCTTGTCGATATGCCAGATACCTTTCCTTTGGGAGAGGCCTGTGATCGATTTCCGCGCCATCGTGTTTCTCCTTCCTGGCGCTCGCTGCGGGGCGATTGTTGCTCCTTGGCGCCTTTTTTATCAATTGCCTTGGCTGCGACATAGGCCGAAGCCCACTCGTCAAGCTCTTGGCGGTCGAAGCCAACGCCGCGTTCGCCAATAGGGAACTCGCGAACAAATGGCCTGACGGTGTTCTTGAATTCCTCGCGTCCCATAGCCAGATAAGCCGGCGCATCACGGGAGCGGATGAAGCGGGGGAGCAAAGCAAGTTCTGTACTCACGCCTCACCCCCTTTGCCCATGGCGGCGTCGAGATCATCTAGCCACTCCCTGTTTGGTATCTCATGCGAAAGCTCGGGGTCTTTATGTATCTGAATCGCCCAGGCTACGGCTCTTCGGAAAGTATCCACTTGCGCACGCAGCCCAGCGATCACCTCGTTCTGCGCGTCGAAGCCGGTGCGCAGGCCGGCGAGTTCTGCGCGGAGTTGGTCGCGCTCGGTCAGTAGGGCCTGGGCAATTGAATGGAACTGGCGGCGCGAAAACTCGTTCCGCATCGCCATTTCGAATGGCATGCCGATCACGCCTCTTGTGATTTCGCTCATACTTTCCTCCATGCTTCACGCTGTGCTTTGTTCCAGCCGTCTACCCATCTCTGCTTTGAGTAAGGGGCGTCTTCGAACGGGTTGTGTTCCAGGCTTACGCCGCGCAAGAAGGCGGCATAGCCCTGTTCGAATGGGGTTATCTTCTGGCCGTGCAGCTCAGCAGTTGCCATGGCGTGCTACCTCGATAACCTGCCGGATGCCTAGCGCGTAATCCGCTGGCCGGCTCTGAGCTGAAAGTTCCAGGTTGCAGGCCATCGTTTCGACGGGCCCGCGTTCGTCGAACATCGCCCGCGGCAGGTGAGACGCCTGCATCAGCATCTCCGCCGCGAACTTCCGGCCTTCTTGTCGTTCGATAAGGGACATTGGATTGCTCCACGCCGCGCGTGGCGGCAGAAGGTTGTTATTGAGTCGCTTTGGCGATCGCGGCGTCGACGAGCCTCATCGCTTTCATTGCGTTGCTGTTACCGGGCGGGAGGTAGTCGCCCCAGAGATCGCGCGCGGCCTGGAGGGCGGCCAGCATCTCTTCAGTGAGCGCTCGCTCTTCTCGGCCGATCTCCCAGAATTTCTGGCCCCAGTGACCAGGCTGTGGCGGGTTCCGGTTCTGGGCGCCGAAGGCCAGGGCTCCGACAATTGAGTCGCACAGATCGCGCTTGTAGGCGTTGTCGCCGTCGATGCTCAGGCCGTTACGGCGCAGCGCGTCCAGAGCGTTGTTCAAATTGGACTCAGGCGAAGGCAGCACCAGGTCAAAGTCTTTCTTGCCAGGACGGCAAGCCACGACCAGCAGTTCGCAGTCGAGCGGCAGGTGCTGCGCCATATCCGAGATCAATTCGATAGCGCCCTCGCGGAATGCGCTCTTTTCTTGGGGCATAGGAATTCCTCGTCCGCCATCGCCGGCAGGCTTTCCGATTGTTGAGTGCGGTGTTTCGGGTTTGGTTTGAGTTACGCCGCAGCCATCAAGGCCTCGATTACGCGCTGGCCAGCCAGGGGTGGAACGGCGTTGCCTGCCATGTGCATGGTCAGGCGGTGGTTGTCCGGGCGTAGGGTGTCAGGGGGGAAAGACATTGCGGCCAGAGCCTCGTTCGCGCTGAGCATCCGCATGTGGTTGCCGTCGACGAGTGCCCATCGATCCAGGGTGGTGATGGTGCCGATTGGTCGGCTGATGTCGCGGCCGGTGGTACCGGAGCCTTTGCCGTAGTAGGGCATGATGAACCGGTCGCCGAAGCGCTGGCGCCCGTTGCGCACTCGGTCAAGCGTGGCCTGGGCCCGGCCTGGCTTCTCGATCTGCGACCAGCGCCCGACGTCGAAGCCCAGGAAGCTGGCGGCGGGCACGTGCCGTTCCTGCGGCAGCTGCAACATCAGCGGAGCCTTGCTGCGGGTCAGGACCATGAATAGGCGCACGCGGTGTTGTGGTACGCCAAGGTCGGCACAGTCCACGATGTGCGGCGCGGCCTGATACCCAAGCGCCTGCACTGCCTGAAGCCAAGCCGGGTAGAGCACCCAGTCGGTGAACTCCGGCACGTTCTCGATCACTGCCGCCTGCGGCCGGTGAAACTCAAGGGCTGATACTGGGGCCCAGGCCGTGGAGCGTGATGCGTCGTGCTCAGGATTGCCCGACTTTTTGCCGCGGGCCTTAGCGTGCCCCTGGCAGCAGGGCGACGCCAGCAGGATGTCGTGGGCCGGCACCTGATCCCAGCGGGCTTGGTGCAGGTCCTGGCAAACGTGCTGCGTGTCGGGGTGGTTCGCGCTATGCCATTTCACCGCATCTGGCCAGTGATTTGCCGCCCAGAGAACCTGGACGCCCGCAGCGCGCGCGCCGGTACTCCATCCGCCGAGTCCGGCGAACAGGTCAATTGCTGTTGTCATGGATACCTCGCCGGATGGCGTGAGGGTGATTTTGAGGTTTGTCTCATCGCCGCCGGCGTTGCACCGTGGCACTGTTCAGGCGTTCGCCCGGTCTATGTCCTTACCGTCCTGTGAGGGTGACTGCTCCCGGGCCGGGCGGACTCTTCAGGCCAGTTCAGCTGGCACGCTGACCACGTCGCCCAGCTTGGCGGCTACGATGGCGCGGCAGGCGGCGATCAGCGGAGTATCGCCATGCCATGGGGCAGTGCTATCGGTCCATGCGCACGGTTCGCAGGTTTCATCCGAGTAGATGACGCTTACACGATGCGCAGCGATCAGCGGGCCGCCGCAATGCCAGCAGGTGGATGGGGCATAGCTCGACTGGTCATCACCGCCAATGGCCAGAGCCAGCGACCCGAACAGTGCAAAAGGCTCCTTCGGTTGGTCTTTGCGCGAGGCCATCATGATGGTCTTGACCCCGTCGACCTGGGCAACAGCCCAATCCAGCGCCGGCCCGATCAGCTCGGCGGTTTTCACTTCGATCATTTGCGTCATGGCCTTGGCCCCGTGTAGATGTTCCAGGCGAGGTAGAGCAGGGCGGGGAGGATCATGGCTGCACCCTCCGGCGCGCCCACTGCACATAGGGACCGTCCTCGGTATCGAAGATACCCATGAGGAACCACTCTGGTCCTGGCGATTCGGGATTCCAGGCGGTGCATGCAGCATCTTCATCTGGAAGATCGTAGGCTTCGTCGCCAGAGTGCCAGCCTTTCAGCTCCAGCCCTTGTTCCTTGACCCAGGCAATGTAGGGCGCCGGGTCTTCGCCTTCGCCAAAGCTCGGAATATTTGGGTGATACCACCAGCCATACTTGTCGCGCTGGACCTCCACAGGGCCGAAGCGATTGGGGCTGTGCGTCGCGCAGGGCATCACGTAGAGCACGTCGGAATACTCGCCACCGCCGGAGCTGAAATTCATTTTGCAGCCGCACTTCGCTGGCGTGCCGTTGATGAACACAATCTTTTCTTCAGGCATGACTTCGTCCTTGCCGCTATAGCGGCTGACTTGAATGTGGGGGAGGGGTTACTGCTGGGGAGGGTTGAGGCGCGCTACTTCGTCGATGCAGCGATTCCACTTGATCGCAAGCGACAGCGAATGCCCGCGGCATAGTGACTCGTCGATGTACTCAGGCAGCACCACTGCAACCGGCGCGGGCTGCTCGGCTGGGTGGGTGTAGAGCGGTTCAGCTTTCCATGCCGGGCCCCATTCTTCCGGCGTTGCAAGCGTGAGCAGCGGTCGGTCAAGACGGTGATTCCCTGTCGGCGTGATGCGCTGCACTCGCCAAGCCACCGGCTCGCCCTGGTGCTGCTCAACTGGCTTGGCGAGAAGGGCGCGCAGCCTGTCACTGGCGCGCTTTTGAAGGTATGGGGTTACCCCCTCCTCTTGCGTCCCCAGCGCAAGCGCAAGATCGTGGCGCGGCACGCTGATCATTTCGTTACTCATAGCCCAGACCCTCACAGCGTTTGCAGGTAGTGGTTGGCAACTCGTCGATACCGGTGTGAATTACGCCTTCGCCGTGGCAAGCCTTGCACTCATGGCTCGCGCCCTCGGTGGCTTTGCACTCACTACAGTTGCCCCACGCTCCCGCTTCCCAATCTATACATACGCTCCCACTGTCGTTGCAGGTCTTGCACTTTGGCGCGCTCAGCTCTTCACAATCTTGACAGGCAACAAGGCCGCGCTCTGTAAAGTAGCCGTTGGGCAACTCGTCAATGCTCTTGTCGTCGATTACGCCGGAGTCGCGGCAGCGCTTGCATACTGGCTCTGCGCTGGCGGATAGCAAGTAATCGGTTTTTCGGCGTACCTCGTTGAGTTCTGGCGAAGAGGCTGCGCGAGGGATGTTCATCCAGCTGCGAAGCAGCGCATCCCGCTCGGCCAGCTTTGCCTGAAGGTTCTTGATCTTGGTTTGCAAGCTCATTGCGATTTGCGACGGTCGCTTGTCCAGTTCAGCTTGCAGCCTCTGAGCCTCGGCGAACCAATCACGCCGCGAACCCTCGCGGTCCTTGAGCTGGAAGGCCTGATCGTCGTCCTTCTGGTCCGCCGCGTTCAGGCGCTCTTGCAGGGCATCGCGCTCGGCTGTTACGCGGTCGAAGTCAGAGCAGCGAACAAACTCTGCGCCGTCGAATTCGTGAACCTCTGGATATTTGCTCATGACTCTTGCTCCCTCAATTGGTTTACAGGTACAGGGCAGGCGCCCCTGGTTGCAGTCGCACATGCTCATGACCGGCTCCCCTTGTAGATCGTCGGGATGAACACAAAACGGTCCTTGCCGCACTTAACGACCGACCACTCTTTATTCGTCAGTCGAGCCATAAGCTCGCTGAAGCGGTATTGCCGGATCATGGGGAGTCCTTCCGGGTGTGCCCGGGCGGTTGCAGGTGATTACGACTTCTTGAAGGTCTTGGTCAGCGCCGAGTTGACGCTGTTTCCGCGCAGAAGAACGACGTTGGCCAGGGCTGCGCGGTCCTTGTGGCTGTGGCTGGCTTGACCAAGCAGGCCGAAGTAGCTGTTGGCGGTCTCGCGCAGATCCTCGGCCGGTGCTGCGGCGGTGCGCTTCAGTGCCTGGGCCAGTGATCGTTTGCGAGTGGTACGGCGCCAGGGCTTGATCACATGCCCGACGAAGTCCACACCGCGGTCGATCGGCTGCAGAATGGTCTTGCTCGGGTTGAGTCGTGCGCCCAGGCTTGGCAGGAATGCTTCGACCTGGGCCAGCCACTCGTTGAGCTGCTGCGGTGACTCATGCAGGAACACAAAGTCGTCTACATAGCGGATGTAGTGCTTGGCCTTGAGCTGGTGCTTGGCGAACTGGTCCAGGGCGTCCAGATAAACGTTGGCGAAGAACTGCGATGACAGATTGCCGATCGGTAGACCAAGGTGAGCAGGCTGTGCAGTTAGGCGCTTGTGTTGCGGCACCCGGTTAAACAGGTGTGCCGGGCTGCGTACCTCATAGTCTTCGCGCGGATCGTGCATCAGGATCTGTTCGGCTAGTGCTAGCCACCAGGGTTCAGAGATCCGGGCGGCCAACTGTCGGCGTAGTACCTGCTTGTCGATCGATACGAAGAAGTTGGCCAGGTCGAGCTTCAGGTAGAAGATCGGCTTCGACCAGTTCTCACTGGCGCTTCGGATCTTCGACTCAAGGCGCTTTGCTGCGTAAAGCGTGCCGCGGCCTTTGATACAGGCGCAGCTGTCCGCTATGAAGCTGCGCTCGATACCGGGGCCAATGTGGTTGTAGAGTAGGTGGTGGACGATGCGATCCCGAAAGTCCGCGGCCCAGACCTCCCGAGCTTTCGGTCGGGTTACTACGAAGCAGATGGAACGGCCTGGCCGGTAAGTGCCGGCAACCAGGTCGTCGTGTAGCTGGATCAGGTTCCGTTCTAGGTCCATCTCGAAAGCCAGCGCGCTGTCGCTGTTGCGCTTTGAGCGCCGGCAGTCGTAATAAGCCTGGACCAAGTCGCTGAACAGGTAGGGCCCCAAGGTTGAATCTGCGGACGGGGCGGACGCGGAGCTCGTTGTTCTTGTCGTTGTTGTTCTGATTGCCATCATCGAAGTTCATGTTGAATGCGTTGTTGGCAGAGCGCTGCGACCTATCGTGCTATCTACGTCGCCGGGCCGAATACTCAGCCCGGAAACTGCGCGAGACCTACGCGGACGCTTTAGACCGGCGGTATCTCTTGTGCGCATAGCGGTGGCCCAAGGGCCAGCGGCACGACCAGATTCAATTCGCACAGACCTGAAATCCTTGGCTCTCAGGTGGCGGGCGCGGTTGGGGTGGAGCGTTTCCAGGCGTTGGCCTGCTTGCCAATTGAGGTGGTCACCTCGATAGCCTTGGCATGCTGACTCACGCTGATGAAGCGGTTCTCCTTGAAAAGCCGCATCAGGAACTCGATCACCTGGACCTTTTCGACCAGGTCGACCAAGTAGGGGCGCCGCTCCCGGGTCGAGTTGGCCCGGGCAATCAGCATCAGGACATCGATGCACTCATCGATAACGCGCTTCCCGAGCTGCTGCTTCAGGTCGCGGGGGATGTTGCGGGTCAGGTTCGTGGCCATGTGCAGCAGGCCCATCGCCGATGCGTAGATCGCAAGTTCCGTGTGCATTGCCATAAGGCTTGCTCTCCAAGAGCAACCGGCCGCTGGCGGCCGGATTAAAGGAATGAATTAGTCAAGAAATTCACTGCGGACGGGGCGGACGCGGAGCTCGTCGTCCTTGCTGTAGCTGCACTGACTGCCATCATCGAAGAGCATGCCGAATGCGTTGTAGGCAGAGCGCTGCGAAGATGACCAGTACCAGGTGTCGCGGAATGCTTCGGCGCCCCCTTCCTGGAAGTCCGAGTGCACGGTTTGCAGAGGAGATTTCTCGCTGTAGATCTGGCCGATCGGGACACTGTTCGGGTTGTCACCATCGCGGCGCGCAGCCCAGTTCTCCTCGGTGGTCGGCTTGAAGTGGCGATACTGCAGCTCCTGTACGTCGCGCGCCGGGATCGCCCAGTCGGTGAAGCCATCAATGTTCAGGGCCAGCACCTTCACCGCCAGATCACTGCCAGCCGCAGCCATGGCCTGGGTATTGGCCAGGCTGTCGGTGAAGCTGTCGGCGCCCTCGATCTTTTCTCCGTACTCGCCCCATTCACCGGTCAGTTCATGCTCGGCGCCGGCAGTGATGTTCAGGTAACGCTTCCCGGTGTCTGGGTCACGGGTGATGCCGGATACGAAACCGCCGCCATAAGCTTGGCCGATGGCCGGGATGGTTTGTGATTGAGCAGTTGCGGACATGGTATTTCCTCTTTCAGAAGGCAACAAAAAAGGCGCTACTGCGCCTCGGGCCGATCAAGAACGAATTATTGAAGGATCAAAGAAACAATCTGCGGACGGGGCGGACGCGGAGCTCGATGACCTTGCCGTCGTAGTCCTGAGTGCCAACATCGAAGGTCATGAGGAATGCGAAGTAGGCAGAGCGCTGCGATGAGGACCAGTAGCAGCCTTCGCTGATCAGATCATGGGTCCACGCCTGATAGAGCTGTGTGGCCGCTGGCAGGTCGAAATCGTTGTGCCCGTCAGCGGTGTATGCGCGGGCGGCTTCGGCCGCAGGGTGGCCTCCGGCAGCGATCAGAGCATCAGTGTTTGCCTTGCCATCCCACTTGCTGGCGGCTTCCGACTCTTCCCGATAGCGGCCCCATGCGAACTCGCCCAGGTCTTTGTCACCGAAGATCAGGTAGTGGGCTGGAACATCGCCATGGGCTTCGACGAAACCGCCGTTGATGCCGCCCTGGCCTGACCAGTAAGCACCGATAGTAGGGACTGGAGAGGGCGCAGCTATTTGGACATTGGCCGCCGGCGGCAGCACCTGGGCGAAAACGCTGGCAAAGGCCAGCTTTGCCAGGGATGAGGCAGGCATCTTGATTGATGCGTCACCGTGCTTGAGGGTGATCATTTCGGGCTTCATAGGTATTCCTCAGAATGGCGCCGCCCTCCGAGACCGGATTCGCAGCATGAGTTCGTGGGTTATTTGTCGTGGCTGATGCGGAGCGATTCGCGTTGGTAGGCGATTTCCAATTTCCGCGACACGTTTTCGCTGATCGTGATTTCGTGTCGCGGCGGAGCAAAGAACGGTGCCGATCCGGCGGGGCCCAGAGCATGGAGATGATGAAGGGCCAGAGTCATTGCCTCGCCTTTTTCATCAATCTGGTGCCATTCCATCAAGTCGGCGAGTACTTGGAGGGTGCCGGCCAGAGCATGCATCCGCAATTCCTCTTCGCCGCGGCTCTTTCGCTTCGCCGCGCTGCATGTTCTTCGTCGAGCGAGATGGTGTCGGGAATGGCGATCCAGCCAGAAGCCACCATCTGCGCTTGGTTGGCCTCTGAGCGCAGCTTCATGTAGCAATGCTCGATCACTTCTTCGAGGTGGTCGGAGAGATAGACGCCATCCGGTGCCAGTTCAATCGACTTGCTGTAGCGATCACCACGGGCGTCCAAGCACATGGCGCTCATGTAGATCGTCCAACGATGGGGGATGCCGCAAACGGCTTGGCCTATCTTCCCGGGTGCGATGTTCTTGAGTGACTTGTAGTTGATCATTCCCTGCCGGCCGCTTGGGTCGATATTCACCACGGCAACATGGTTGGTACGGACAAGGCCGCGGCATGCGCGCTCAAGCCTGGTTCGAGCGTTGTTGGGTTTGCGAGTTTTCATAGCAGTGCGTCCGCCATGCGTTTGAGGGCCCGGCGCTCGGCCAGGGTCAGGCCCTTCGGCTTGCGCTTGAGGACCGTCTCGGGGTCTATGTGCTTTGAGCGAACTGGCGGGATTGGGTTGAAAGGAGCGCTCTCCAGGATCTGGATCTTCCCGTGTGCTGCGATGAACTGATCGACCTGGGCCGATAGATCCGCGGCGCTCTGGCGCTTCTGGTCGATCAGGGTTGTGTGGTTGCTGATCATGCTGCTATCCCCAGCACCTTGTTCATGCGCTCATCAAGGATTTCGTAGAAGGTTTTCACCCGCTCGGTGAGCTTGCGGATCATGGCTTCGTCGCGGTACACGCGCTTGACGAAGAGCGGCATGCCCGGCCAGTAGCTGATGAAGTCCAGCCACTCTCGCTCGGAAACCCACAGGCCGCCCTGGCACTGGGCGACGTGTTCTTTTGGGACTTCGCCGGTCAGGATCACGCTCACCTGAAATTTTGGTAGCTTGGTCTTGATCTCGGTGAGGCCCTTGTCACCGACCAGTGCGTCAGGCGAATAACCGATTCCGTGATTCAAGATGATCCCGACTGAACTGGTCTTGAGGCTCTCGCGGTCCTCATAGAGCCCGCGCGCGACACCTTCCAGTTCGTGGCCGCGAATCGTGGCCTTGGTTTGAAAGGGGATCTCTGCGGCCTCTTCGGTGATGCGCTCGCCGATGAGCTGGTCCATGTAGGTGAAGGCGGCCACGCCAAATCCTGCTTCACCCTTGCCGCTGACCAGCAAGCAATCCAGCTCCGAGCAGGTGATGATGCCCAGGCGCAGGGCCAGCCATTCAGGCGAGCCTTGTTCAACGTCAGTGACTATCCGCATTTGCAGTCTCCGCGGCCTTGATAGCCTTGTTCAGTTGGGCGCACAGGATGTCGTAGCGAGCTTTCGGCACGCATTCAACCGAGCCGTATTCACTTGTGAACCAGTCCTGGGTCTTCTGGGTGCAGCGGTCGAGTAGGGCGCTGATAGCAGCTGCTTGAATGCTGGTGACATTGGCTGTCGGCACGGCCGCATGGCCGTCGTCATCTTCACCGCGGGTCGTCAGGTTGAGCAGGGCGCTCATTACGTAGCGCTTGCCATAGCTGGTGGACGACCCAACAGCCTGGACTGCGTTCTTGCTCCCGCTGGTATCGAGCGGCAGGAGCATGGTGGTGCTTTCTCGGTGGCCGGCCCGGTGCATCAGGATGCCGGTTACGCTGAGGCCGGTCGGAACGTTCTCGACTTTGAACGTGATTGCGAACCCGTGAGTCTGCATGATCGGCTTGATCACGTCGTTGATATCTTCGAAGGTGGCGTAGTCGCTACGCTTCTGTCCGTTCACTACGATGGCGCCACGCTCCGCAATGCTTGGGATCTCACTTTGCATAGCGGCCATTGCTGCGTTGAACTCGGCTTCGGCCTGCTTTGCCTGCATACGCTCATGCATGGCCATCAAGCGCTCCATCTTCTCGATATCGCACTGAGGATCAGCTGCAGCACGCTGAATGACGCTCAGGATTGTTGCCGCCTCACCAATGACTGATGGGGATTGTTCGCGCTCGATCGTCGCTACTGTAGACATGATTGCTCTCCGCGCCACCGGAGAGGGGCGCCGTAGGTGTTTAGGAAGTGACGCGATCAGCAATAGCGCCGAGTAGCATCAGAAGTGAGAAAAGGAGTAGAACTGGGAGGGAGCCGCGCCAGTAGGCGATTCGCCGGGCGCGCTGGCGGGAGGTCACGCCTCACCATCCACGATTTCGAATTTTCTGTAGCCGGCGTCGTAGAGAGCTGCGAAGTCAGCCGTATTGACGATCATCCCAGTAGCGTCTTGAGCAATGCGCGCCATTGTCGCGATTGCATCTTCACGCTCTTCCGCAGCTTCCTTCCCAGACGCGCGGATTGGTGGGCGAACCTCCATACAATCCATTGATCCGTCGTTGTAGGCAGTTGCTGGACTGCTATCTATCCATTTGGTTTCATGTTCAGCCCAATATGCGGCCGTGTTCCGTTGGAAATCGAATTTGTACCAAAGGCCGAAGACTCCGGAATCTTTATGCGTTGCGCCTTCCGGCGCCTTGTTCCAATCGATATTCATGCCTTCACCTCCACCGAGCAGCGCCACACTCCACGAACGCGAACCGGCTGCTTGATCCAGTTCACATCCCCCAGAAACGAAAACCCCTGCATTTGCAGGGATTTTGTTAGTCCTTTGAACGATCCGGCAATGATGGTCATGCTGCCTCCTTGCGGCGTTCAACGATTCGCCGAACACGCTCACAGTAGTGTTTGAATTCGTCGGCGCTGATGACGAGGATCGAGAAGTAGTTGACGATGGTCGTCTCTGCTTTGGCTTCTTCGATAGGGCCTGCGCCGGGCAAAAGCATCGTTTCGATGGAGGCCTCTATGGTTTTCACAGCAATGGCATGAGGGCTCATAGCTCGTCATCCTCGGCCTGAGCAATCAGGCCATCAGCAGCGAGAGGGCGCAGGAGGATGCGTGCAATCTCGCGGAGTGCTTCCTTGGAGTCCGGGGCGCAGAGAGCCTCTATAGCAGCGCCCTGGGCGTCTGACGTATCTCTGCGTATCGCGGCCAGGATCAACCGGCCGATTACTGATGGACTGCTGACGTTTGCCATCACGTACTCATCAACGGCCTGGGCGAACTGCTCATGCGTGACACCCTGAGGACTGCGCATCCGGCGCTGGAACTTCACATCCTGGCCGTCCAGCAGGTCATAGGTCGCGTTGTCGACCCAGATCCGTTCAGCCTCCGAGTTATCAACCGGCTCCGGAGGCAGCATGGCGTCATACCGGGCTTGGCATATCTGCAGTGCAGTGTTCATGCTGCCTCCGGCCAGTGGCGATTAATGCTCTCTTTTGCATAGATTGACAGCCGATCGTAGCCGTCCACGCCATAGCAGCCTGGCATCGTTCCTTCCAGCTCGACGCAGGCGCGGATGTCGCAGCGGCGCGAGCAGACCCAGCCGCCGTAGTGGCATTGGTGGACTTCGCCTTTTGGCTCTGGGTGATAAGCAAGGCCGCCTTTCCACGATGGCGAGCCGCGAAGCTTCAGCCCGCAGCCACGGCAGACTGCTTGGGTATCGGTACAGTTGTGCATGGCGACCTCCAGTGTTTGGGGTTAGGCGGAACGGGCCTGAGACATCCACCAGTCGCGGCGAACTCGAGACTGTTCAGCCTGCCTTGCGCAGTGGAAGATGCGGACGGCGCGAACTGCCATTCGGCTGTGATACCGAGCTTCCTGTATTGCATGACGTACCGCCGCGATTTGATTGGCGTTCATAGCTCTCTCCATTCGTTGGTTCACCTGTATTCGTCAGCCCTCACGCACGACTGTTTGCCGATGGGCGCCGGGGAGTGCTGACGGATAAAGGCGGGGTGGTGGTGGAATACCCGAATTACCGGGTAATTACTCTTGAATGGCTTGAGATAGAGCCCTTTCATGGTGGTGGTGAAGGAAAGCCCCGTTGGACGTTCGGGGCTTTCACAGATGCCGCAGTCTTGAAATTTAAGAGTCAGTATTTGGGGCGGGGCAGCCAGTGCCAGAACACAAGCTGACCCTCAGTACATCGCCAGGGCATGCGGTGGGTTCGGATAGGACCGGTGGGCAGGCTTACCTCGGTAGGCGGTTCTGGCCGCACATCACAAAGCGCTGCGCCGATCAGGAACAGTAGGAGCATGGTGATCTCCAGTGGGTTGGGTGAGCAGGGCGCCCCGAAGACGCCGCTCGTTTGGTGCAGATGTCCGGTGCTGATCTCCGGCTTGCTGGCGGCTACCCTCCAGCGCGTACAAGGGTTCACTTGTTTCCTTTCGCGCCTAACGCGGGTGTGATCTTGAACAGCAAGAGGCCACTCGGTCGTTCACGCTGCGCATCAGCCTGCGCATTCATCTGCTTTGCTGCGTTGATGCAGGGGGCCGCTCTCGCGGTGTGTTCTCGTCCGCATCGGAGATTAGCCTGCCCTTACTTACTCCGGTAAACCGGCTGCTTGGGGGAACCTTTCGGCCTGCCTTTTCAGGCCAATCTCCGATGCGGCCTGGTGCTGGGGAGTACCAGGGATCGGGCAGTTAACGACAGGCTGTCGTGGCGCTGGTTGTCAGAAACCATTGAAGGAATGAATTACTGAAGGAATCTGCGGACGGGGCGGACGCGGAGCTCGAGGAACTTGTCGAAGCTGACCTGAATGCCATCATCGAAGCCCAGGCAGAATGCGAGGTAGGCAGAGCGCTGCGAACTCGACCACACCCAGCCACTCAACTTGCCGTTGAGGTTAAGCCAGATCTCATACAGCTCGGCTGCGGCGGGCAGGTAGAAGTCGGCGTGCCCGTCGGCTTCGTGATTATTAGCCGCAATAGCTGCGGGGTATTCTCCGCCTGACTCGATCAGCGCGAGGGTGTTTGCGCGCCCATCAACCAGGCTGGTGGCCGGCGACGCATCGCCATACTGGCCCCATTCGAATCTGCCAAGCTCTTCACCCAGGATCAGGTGGTAGCCATCGGCGCCGTTACGAGCCGCCATGAAGCCAGCGTAGATTCCGCCTTGACCTGGCCAGATTTCACCGATGGCCGGTGGAGTAAGTTGTGCGGGTGCGTTCATTGGGTTGTTCCTGTCGGGTGGGGTATCGGTTTCTATGAGCTCTATGAGCCAGTTGGCTCATAAAGGGATTCAGTTGGGCATGGCATCTGGCTCAAAATTAGTAAGTGAACTACCCGCGGATGCATGTGTATTTTGAGGGCTAGGCTCCGGAGGTCTTTGATGTGCTCGCGGAGCGCAAGGTCGACGAGATCAACGAGATCTGCAGGACTGGCTTCAAGTGCTGCTATCGCCTCGTTGATTCCGCCGTACCACCTTTCAAGCTTTCGAGCGCACGCTGCTGCAGTCTCGTTAACCACCTCATCATTCGCATCAAAGACTGAGGCGCTCACTTCTTAGCTCGCTTTGCTACTTCAGCTTTGCGCTTCTGGTGTTCTTCGAAGTCCGCCAACGCTTGCTTGATCTCTTCTTCGGTCATGGTATTGCTCCGTTCTTGGCTTTCGAATGCCTCCAGGGGTTGTGGAGGCATTTGTAAAACCAGGAAGAGGGGTGAATCAGCACCCCATTCCCTTTCAGCAGAAAGCTCAGTTGTAAGCTTTCGGTTTACAGCTCAGTCGGGGCCCGCTGCTGGCGTCGGCCTCCGGCTATCTTCTGGTTGTTGACTCCGGCCGCGACCCTGTCCGCCGGATAACTGCTTCTGGTGCTTTACGCTGCACACCCGGGTCAGTTGCCAACCCTCTGAACCGTTGAGGCCGGTTCATCGCTGCCTTTGAATCTGGGCCGGTTGTTATCCGGCAAGGGGTGTCGCTAAAGAGCGGGGCCTTTTGAGGGCCTGGCGCGGCGGTGTTTGTCGCTGCGCTGGAGCAAATATGTACCAATGGTTCATAGTGGTCAAGTACCAAAAGTACATATTTTTCTCGCAGGCACAAAAAAGCCCGCTCGGCGGCGGGCTTATGATTGGTACTCAGGACGCTGGGTCAGTCTACTGCGGGGCTAGATTGCCCTAAATACTTGTTAACTATCTTAGTCACGGCGAACGGCATGAACATAAGGGCGAGTCCACCCAGAAGGAATGCCGCTGAAGAATCTGAAATCTTCGAAGTATAGGCAGGGTAGGCTGAACAGAACACAAACGCCAAGCCATTGGGCAACGTAGAAAATGCAAACCCTCTCACCAAGCACTCAAAAACTCTAGAGGAGTCAAGCTTGTACCATATGAAGCAGAAGACCCCTACGAGCACGCCAACAAGAGTGCAGGCGGGCTGAAGATTTGCAAAGTAAATGTCAGCAGCCTCAAATAGGGTCATCGCGAATCCCTCGCTTTAACCGAAACGATAGCCCCAATAACAATGCCGGCAACTGCTGTTGCCATACCTAATCCGGATGGTGCTGGGGCATCGGAAAAAACCGCCCAGGAAAGCCCAGAGATTGAGCTGATGAAAAATCCTGCGCCGATCATTACGGGCACGTCCACTAGGTCATAATGCAGATAGTCCTTCATGATTGACCTCCTATTTTCAACTGCATTTTTATGCGTGTAGGAAGTGTACATCACAAATATTTCTTCGGTATCAACCCCGATTACCACAGACGTTTCCGTATTGTCGAGGTACGAGAAGAAGCCGAAAGAAGCCTCATCATCTGACGAACTGCAGACTTGGTACTCAACCGCGTCGAAGTAGGCGCATTTATTCATAGCTCTGACCATCCTTGATCTTCAGCAATAGAGTCGTATGTCTGAGGAGCATGAAAGAACCGCGTATCGCCGCATTTGTTGCAGGTAGCGATGAAGAACCACACTCCTACTTTAGCAATGTTCGCAGATGGAGTAGCTATCACGCCTGCCGTTCTTCCTTTTGGAGAGGGGGCAGGTTTGTAGATACCTTCTGAACAGAAAGCGCAAGATCTTCCGGGCCTCATCCGCTCAAGATAATCTTCGAAAAACTTTAGCTGCACTGTTGAAATTTTTTGCTTTCTTTCGGAGCCGGAGGTTATAACAACCTCGCTACCTTCTTCATTTGGCATTTGTAACTCCTTGTTTTTAATGCTCATAAATCACCTAAGCCCCAGATCACTTTGCCTATGATCGGGTTCTTGCTCCCATTGCTGCGCAGGGTTGTAACGATCCGGATTTAGGCTGTTATAGCCGGCATCGCTTATCTGTATGTCCATTTAGTACTTTTTATAACATTCCCCCACGCCAGACCACCCGCCCGATAATCCTGACCTCGTTGATGTCCTCATCACTCAAGGTCTGGTCGCCGTACTTCGTCTTGTCCGGGTTGTCGCTGCGAATGAGCCAGCCGTCGAAATCCGACTGGATAAGGCGCTTTACGATCGTGCCCTTGGCCTCGCTGTACATCGCGAATATCTGACCATCCTTCGGCTCGATTCTGGACCGGTCGATCAGCAGCACGTCGCCGCTGTAAATCGTGGGCTCCATGCTGCATCCGTTTGCGTAGATCACATCCAGGTTCTTCGGGTTGAGCCGGTTAAGCCTCAGCCACTCCGATTTGAACGCCAGGACGCCGCGGATCTCGACATGCGAATTCTCTTCGCCATCGCCGGCCGCCGCCCGGGCGGTGTGCTGATTGACGCCCGTGTATGAAGGGTCGCTGGCAATGTCGAAGTTCCGGTAGGTTGGAGCTTCCTCCCGAAGCATCTCAGGCTTATTGGTCTTCGGCTCGTCGCGCATCGGCCCTCGACCGTACTCAAGCCATTCAACCCGGACGGAAAGAGCGTTTGCTAGCGCAAGCATCTTGGCGCCGCCAGGCATGGCTTCGCCGTTCATCCATTTGCTTGACGCTTTCGGAGTAACTCCGGCCATTTTTGCTAGGCGAGCACCTGCCCCCCATTCAGCCAAGTCATTGGCTGCGAGAGCTTCTTTCAGGCGCTGCACGAACGCCTTGCGTATTTCTTCGATCTGAACCATGGGTTCATGGTCGCATGCGCTTGCATGTACTTTCAGTTCCGACATAATATGTACTGCAAGTTCATATTTGACTCGGAGGCCTTATGCGGCCGCTCAAAAAAACGATTGAAGACGCTGGTGGAGTTCCGACTGTGGCCCTGGCCTGCGGAAAGACACCTCGCGCCATCTACAAGTGGATCGTTGCCGACGCTCTTCCTCGCACCGAGTACACCGGCGAAACCGAATACGCCCAGAAGATTGCCGATCTGGCTGCCAAGAACGGCAAGCCATTCGATCCGGCGTGGCTGCGTGAAGTCGCCCATCCCAAGAAATCAGCCGCTTAACCCTTTCTGAAAACCAGGAGTAACGCATGTACGACAACAACCGCCACCTGAAGGATCGGGAAATCAAGTCTCGCTACGACGATGAGACTTATGAGGCTTTGAAGGCCGTGGCGCGACTTCACAAGCTGCAACTCGCTGTCTTCGTCCGCATGTGCGTCGAGGAGAAGCTGGAAAGCATCGTTGAACAAGATGTTACCGCTCCACGCCACATGGCCTGAAGTCCCTAAAGGAGGCCTCTGTGCCCGAAACCACGATCTGCCATGGGATCGATGGGCATCTCTACGAAAAGCTTGAGCGGCTGGCAAAGAAAGAAGGCGTCACGCCAGAGCAGTACGCAGCGAGCTTGGGAAGGGAAGCGCTGATCGAGAAAACCAGGCCAAGAGGAGCCCGAAAAGTACGGCTCCTACCAGTAACAAAGCGAGCCCCCGAAAGGGACTCAAAAGGCCCTGAAAAGTGATGCAGAGGGGCTGAAAAGTCCGCCCGAATTTTGGGCACAAAAAAGCCGACGGACGAGGTCGGCTCTTTCAACAGCAGTTCAGCGAGAAGAATCATGACAAACATCGTTCCATTACGCAATACCGGGGGGTTTACCCGGATGGAAAACAACCTCATGGAGGCGCTGGCGACTGTCGACCTGCCTGCACGCGAGCTTCGCGTGGTGATGGCGATAGCGCGCCAAACAATCGGCTACCAGGTCGAAGCCAAACGCCTCTCCGCAGACGATCTTGGCAAATACACAAACATGCGCCGGGATGTCACCTCCAAGGCAATTAGCCACCTTTTGGAGCGCCGCATCATCTTCCGCATTGGCGGTAGCCGTGGTGATATCGGCATATCTCCGGTCAGTGAATGGCTCTTCTTTGAAGAGAAAAAAGACGGTCTCACTGAGACCAAAACGTCTCACTCAGCAAAAATCGTCTCACTTGGAAAGAAGGCGAGTGAGACCAAAACGGCAATTTGCCTTCTTTATACAAAGAAAGAACCCCTAGTAACTGTTCCTACGGAACAGATTACTGTCCCCCAGGGGGCCGAACCCGCTCAGTCGGAAGCAAAGCTGGTTGTGTTCACTGGCGAAGACTTCGAAGTCGACGCCACCCTGATCACCAAATGGGCAGAGGCCTACTCGCCGATTGACGTTGAGGCAGAGATTAAGCGTGCCGCCGCCTGGGCCAGTGGGAGCAAGCCGAAAAAGGACTGGCGCCGCTTCCTTGTCAACTGGCTGGGCCGTGAGTTCAAGCGCAATCCTAACGGCGCTTCCGAGGCTGGCGTTCCGGTGGACAAGATCATCGACCTGTACCACAAGGTCTGTCCGAACCTGCCAACCGTCACCGTGCCCAGCGACCGCGTTCTGCGCAGCATGATCGCCGAGCGCTGGAACGAGTCGCCTGATCACCAAAGCGGGCAGGGCTTCTGGCTCGGATTCTTCCAGAAGGCCAACAACCGCAACCAAGTGTTCTTCCGTGGCCAGAACGTCCAGCCGCGCCTGGAGGCTCTGGTAAGTCGGGCGGTGTTCCGCGAGATATCGGAGGCCGCCCAATGATGGATCTGCACAGCCTTGAGGCTGAGCATGGCGTGATCGGCGCCATGCTTTGTCAGCCGCACCTGATCGACGTTCTAAGCGAAGAGTTGTCAGCCGATGCATTCGCATGGGAAGACAACGCTGAGCTGTACCGTTTGATCCTCGAAATGCACGCAGACGGCCAGCCGGTCGACGTCGTGACTCTGCATGACCGCAGGGCCGAGCTATCAAGCGGTGTTCGGGTTATGGCCTACGCCGCAGAGATTCAGTCCAGCACCCCCAGCGTCGCGAATGCCAAGGTCTACGCCAAGATCATCCGTGAGCGTGCCGTGTGCCGCCAGATGTCCGCAGCGGCAGCCCGGATCAACGAGGTAGCGCACGAAGACGCCAGCATTGAGGACAAGATTTCACTTGCTCAATCCATCGTGCTCGGCCTGGACAGCAGCGGGAGCGACGGCGAGTGCCAGATGGTCGGCGACATCCTGGTGGATCACGTCGAGGTGCTGCAGGTTCGCCTGGATAGATTCGCCGCTGGGGTGACTATCGATGGTCTCGGTACTGGCATTCCCGATCTTGATAGCTACACCCAGGGCCTCAAATCCGGCCAGATGATAGTGGTTGCAGGTCGGCCTGCAATGGGTAAGACGACCCTAGCCATGAACATTGCTGCTGACGTGGCGATCAACCAGAAAAAGCCCGTGCTGGTCATCAGCTTGGAGATGAGCAAAACCCAATTGATGGACCGCCTGTTGGCAGCCGTCGGCGGGATCCCGCTTCCATCCTTGAAAACCGGTGAATGCAGCAACGATCACTCCGCTGAGTTGAACATGGCCGTCATGCGTCTGCGTGATGCGCCAATAGCCGTGTCAGACGTGCCGGTTATGACGATGCCCCGCATTCGCTCAATTGCCCGTCGCCAGTCGCATCGCATGGGTTCTCTAGGTTTGGTGGTCATCGACTATCTGGGGCTGGTCGAGGGCGAAGGGAAGGGCAGGACCGAGGACGTTACCGCCATGTCTCGCCAGATCAAGCTGCTGGCCCGCGAACTGGATTGCCCTGTAATCATCCTGTCCCAGCTCAATCGTGGCTGTGAAAGCCGTCCAGACAAGCGTCCGGTACTCAGCGACCTGCGCGAGTCGGGCGCCATCGAGCAGGACGCCGATATCGTCATGTTCGTGTATCGGGATGAGGTTTACCACCCAAACACCCAGGACAAGGGGATTGGGGAAATTCTCATCCGCAAAAACCGAGATGGCGAGATCGGAACGGTGCCTACCGCGTTCCAGGGCGCCAAGTCCAGATTCCTTCCTTTGGCCAGCCACGCGCGCGACAACAATGTCGTGAAGGTGAACTTCTGATGAGAGAGCGCAGAGCTATCTATCACCACAACGGCTACCGCCTTCGCTCATACACCGAGTTGATGTGGGCCCGACTGCTTGAAGCCTCGGGGTTTTTCTACCTCTACGAGCCGGACCTGGTCCGTGTGGATGATGGGTTCTACTTGCCTGACTTCTGGTTGCCCAACGTGGGCATCTATCTCGAAGTCAAGGGTAAAGAACCGACATCTGAAGAGGTTCAGAAAGCTGATGCGGTAATGGCAAGAACTGGGAAAGAGGTCTTTTTTCTCGTGGGTTTACCAGAGTCCGACCGTGGTGGCTTGCACAACTGCGGCCTTCTAATGCGCGGGGCGAGCGGATGGCACCACAACATCTCGCCTTACGACCTTCAGGGCTTGGTCCGTGACTATGTCAGCCCCGAAATGTCGGCGCGTATGAGTCTATCCGTCCAGAAGGATGACCTCGACTACGTCCGCCATATCGGCGAGGCACTCGAAGAAATGTTCCTTGTCCGCGCCGAGCGCTCGGACATGGAGCGGGTGCTGCGCGAGACGCATTCCGAGACAAATGCCACCCGCCTGGCCGAAATGCCAGTCCCAACTATATGCGAGAAGGCACTCAAGTCCTTCCTCGACAAACAAGTGTTCCGCACTTCACAGCGAGGCGCAGCATGACTGACAACACCGAACTGAAGCGGCTGGCCGGGGCTGTTTTGGCAATGAATTACCCATGGGAGCATACCATTCGTGACGGTCGGCTGGGAAAGACCAGCACGGGATATGCACTGCTGGCCCACCCGTCAAACGTCCTGGCCCTGATCGCCGAGAACGAGCGGCTGGCGGCGCAGGTATCCACGTTGCAGGCCGAAGCCAATAGTTGGCAGTCCGGCTATGACGAAGGTCGGAGGGTGGGCACAAAGACGGCATTGGCCGAGCGCGACCAGCTCAAGGCCGAGAACGAACGCCTTGAGGGCGCTCTTGAGTTCAAAGCAATCGACGTGAAGACGTACAGGGATGCGTATCAGCGGTTCCAGGCCGAGAACGAGGCGCTGCGTGAATCAAACGACAAGCTCACCCGCCGCAACGGAATGCTTGAGCAAAACGTCGAAGCCATGACCGAAACGCACATCCTCTACACATGGCTGCGTAAGAAGTGCGACCAGCCGAGCAACGATGTGGTGGCCGTGCACATGAACATCGGCCACGACTGGGCCACGATTCACGATCTGGATACCGATCTGCGCGCAATGATCGAGCGGGAGGAGCCATGACCGACAAGATCAGCGTGAACAGTGCCAGCAAGCTCTCTGAGGCCATCAATGCCCTGACGGCGATGTACAAGGCGAAGAAGTTCGTAGTCGTCTCTCTACGCCCGGGCAAGGACCGCACGTTGGATCAGAATGCTCTGTGGTTCGCCCTGTACCAGCGAATCGCCCAGATGACCCAGATTGGCGACGTGGAAGACGCCCGTCGGCACTGCAAGCTTCACTTCGGCGTTCCGATCATGCGCAGTGCTGACGCCGACTTCCGCGACGGCTGGAACCGGATGTTCCTACACCTGCAGTACGAGCAGAAGCTGGAGCTGATGGGCCCTTGCTCGATATTCGGCCCTGACGGCTTCCCAGTAACTCGCCTCTTCAATCGCGCCCAGGGCATCGCGTACACGGATCAGATCGTGGCCGAGTTCAGCGCCAGGGGTGTGGTGTTCACTGACCTGCTGGGGGAGCAAGCCGCATGAACGCCTCCAAGGGTTTCAAACTGTTCGCTGCATTTTTGATGGTGATCGCTATCACGGCCTATAGCGCGAAGGCTGTGCCGGTGGAAGGGGGAATTGTGTTCCTGATGGCAGTCGTGACTTTCCTGCTTGGCTACTTCGCAGGGGAGGACTGCTGATGCTCGCTGCCAAACAACCTCGCCCGAAGAAGTGCAAGAACCCAGCATGCGGCGAGCAGTTCGTCCCTGCGCGCCTGGGGCAGGCCGTGTGCAGCTACCCCTGCGGCCTTGCGATCAAGGAAGTGAACCAGGAGAAGGCGCGCAAGTCGCTTGCTGAAGTAGGGCGCCGCGAGATCAAGGACCGTAAGGAGGCCCTGAAGACCAGGGCCGACCACCTCAAGGACGCGCAGAAAGCAGTCAACGAGTTTATCCGACTGAGGGACAAGGATCTCCCCTGCGTCAGCTGTGGACGCTTCCACGAAGGGCAATGGCACGCTGGGCATTTCAGATCGGTTAACGCTCACCCGGAGCTCAGATTCGAGCCACTCAATATCTGGCGCCAATGTGCCCCATGCAATACGCACAAGTCCGGCGACCTCCTGAACTATCGCCAGGAGCTTGTGCGCCGGATTGGGGCCGATGCTGTGGAGTGGCTTGAAGGTCCGCATCTGCCGAAGAAGTACACCGTCGAGCAACTCAAGGCGTTGGCCGCCGAATACCGGGCAAAGACCAAAGAACTCAAGAGGGCTGCAGCATGAACTGGAAGCCAGTCAGCAAGAACTGCATTTCATCTGAAGAGGGCTACCTGATCAGCAAGTACGCCCTTGAGGTTGGCCACGCCTATGTGGCCCGGTGCCCGAAAGGGAAAATCCTGCATTCAGGCAAGGAGCTGGACAAGGCCAAGTCGGTTTGCGTTGAGCATTTGAAACCAGCGGGGAGGGCTGCCGCATGAAGGCGCACGAATTTCTTGGTAAGGCCCAGGCGCTGATGCTGGAACGCGGGCAGCAGTACGACAAGCCCGAGGGTGAGCGGAGCATGGGCGCCGCCGTGTCGGCCTTCAACACCATCACGGGCCAGGGCTTGAGCGAGGCGGAAGGGTGGTTGCTACTCCAGATCCTGAAGGACGTGCGCCAGTGGCAGAACCCGGCATACCACGCCGATTCTGCCGAAGACTGCGTGGCCTATGCCGCTCTGAAAGCCGAAGCACTTGCAGGAGATGCCCAATGAGCGCAGCCAAAGCAACAGACGAGCAGATCATCGAAGCGCTCAAGACGATGACCGTTGCCCAGGCAGCGGCCCACTTCGGCATGAACGAGCGGACGATGTATGGGCGCAAGGCCGCGCTGGCTAGAAAGGGCTGGAGCCCAGATCACGACATGAGCCACAGCGTGCCAGACGGCTTTCACCTGAAGGGCACCTCCAGCCTCTACAAGGAGGGCCAGAAGGCCCCAGTGCTTCAGTGGGTGAAGACGAGCATCAACCATGAGCGTCAGCGCGAGCTGATGATTGCCGCCTGCCAGGCGATGTCTGAAGACCTCCCGCAGATTGACCCAGTTAGAGGGCCTATTACGACCCTCTCACACCTGATGGCGGTGTACCCAATCGGTGATGCCCACATCGGTATGCGGGCTTGGGGAGAAGAAACCCAGGGTGATAGCTGGGACATGACCGAGGCCGTGCGCGTGCAGTGCGGCGCCATGGCCGCCCTGGTGGAGCTTGCGCCGCCGGCAGAACAGGCGGTGATCATCAACCTAGGCGACTGGTTCCACGCCGACAACATGGAAGGCATGACATCGCGTAGCGGCCACATCATGGATCTGGACGGCCGCTACGCCAAGATGATCAGTGTGGGCATGAAGGTCATGCGCCAGTGCATCGCATCGGCCCTGGAGAAGCACGCCACAGTTCGGGTGATCAACGTAGTGGGCAACCACGACGACACCGGAGCCCTGTGGATGTCCGTTGCGCTCCGGCACACCTACGAGAATGAGCCCCGGGTAATCATCGACCGCGCACCGTCAGCATTCCACTACATCGAGCACGGCAAGGTGCTGATCGGTACCCACCACGGCCACACCTGCAAGTCCGAGCGCCTTCCGGGCGTCATGGCCGCTGACCAGGCCGAAGCCTGGGGTCGTACCAAGTTCCGCTACTGGTACCTGGGCCATGTCCACCACCAGAGCGTCAAGGAGTACGCCGGCGTCACCGTCGAGTCGTTCAACACCCTGACCGCCAAAGATGCGTACGCCGCTTTTGGTGGCTACCGCGCCCAGCAGAACATGAAGTGCATCGTCATGCACTCCGAGTTCGGCGAAGTCTCCCGTCACACCGTAAGCCCCGATATGTTGAAAGAGGTGGCAGCATGATCTATCGAGACGTTATCTCAGCAGTAATTCGCGCCTTGGCGTCCGAGACGATCAACAGCGCCGGCGGTTGCGATTACACGCCAAAGATTCAGGCCAGCAAGCTCAAGGGCGAGATCGTGGGTAAAGAGGCGGCTTTCCTCACGGATTGCTGGGTGTTTGGTCGCTTGCACTCTTGCCTTGCACCGAAGCACTGGATGGCCTTGAACGCCTGCTACTCAACACACATGGCCTCGAAGGTGGGTGCTATTGGCCGGATCGTGTCGCATGTCTCTTCGCCGGCGCCGCGTCTGTTTCTGACCAAGGCAGTAACAGCCTGGGCATACCCGCAACTGGGAGGCGCCGAGCGCGCGCCTGCCAGCAAGGTGTCGCTTGAAGTTGCTGAAGATGCTCCGGAATGGAGGAAGGCGGCAGTAGAAAAAGCCCAAAAGGCGATCAATGCCAAGCTGAAGCAGCGTCAGGAGGCGCCGTGCGAAGGTGTGATCATCCTCCCGGCTCATAACTACGACATGAACACCTGGGACCTGGACGGTACGCCTGAGCGAACCCGTAGGGACTGGCGCCGGAAGATTTTCAAGGGGCTGGACAAGTTGGTAAACGAGGCGCTTCTCGAAGCTGGCGAGATACTTGCCAAAGAAGGCGTCATTTTTGATGACCAAGATGCAGCATAAAGGGTCTTGACAGGTCATGCCGGTTCGCCGAATATTAGTCCATCCTGTCATTCGTGCGTGTGCAGATGATGGATGATTAGAAAGCCCGGCCATTGAGTCGGGCTTTTTGCTTTATGCAGGTGAATGCCCGGGCTGACGGGTTGCCTGGCACGCGCCCCGCCGCCTAGGGGTAAGCAGTAAAATCTGGATAGACCGTTGCTGCCAGATTTCCAAGAAATTGGTTTGTGAGGTGATATATCGGGTAACCGACGAATACAGGAAAGGCTGTGCCGGAGATCAGCACCGGCCATCTGCATCAACTGAGTGAGCGGGGAGAAATCAACGCGCAGATGCTCAGGTCATGACGACGACGGGCGAGAAATCGAACGAGTGCGGTCATGCTAGAGGGCTTGGAACCTCGACAAAAATTCCAAGGCAGACATGAAAAGCCCAGCCATTGTGCTGGGCTTTGTCGTTTTCAGCTCCTCCACACCTGTTGCGACTAGCCGGGAGTGCCGCAGGGGCTGACCCATCATCCGCTGCTCCCCGGCAGTTTTGGCCGCTCACACTGCGGCCTTTTTTATTCAACACACATGCAACTGAGAGGTCGAGCGCATGGAATTCCTTCATCGCGTGCTCGACAAGGCCGAGTGGATCATTGCGGGCCTGTTTGGGGCCATCGTTGCAAGCTGGTGGCATAAGGACGACTTGACTGACTGGAGGGCCTGGGTGGTCTTCCTGATCACAGGTGTTGCCTGCGCCCTGTACCTGACCGGGATGGTAAGCACCTACCTCGGAATCGTGGACCCCAGCAATGTGGCCGGTGTCGGCTTCCTATTGGGAGCCTTCGGTGGGTCGCTTATGACCGCCATCAACCGCGCTATCAAGTCCGCCGACATCTGGGCGCTTATCCGCTCGAAGTTCGGAGGGGGTTAACTCATGAGCCTTCAAACATTGAGCACGGCTTTTATCTCCATCATTGCCATCTGGGCGATGTGGTGCGTACTGAGCCACAAGGTGAGAGACGGTATTGTCGGCAAGATCATCTACGCAGCCATCGCGGTGTCCGGATTCGCGATTGCGACCCGCGGCGATACCGTGTTCCTCAGCCCAAGCGCCGCCGGCGTCACCTTTCACGGAGCGCTCGCATTGGCCGGCCTGAGGCACTGGTTTGTCGCCAACCACTGGTCGACCGTAAAAGCTTGGCTATGCCGATACCTGCACTGTGAACAATGCCTCAACAACCTTGAGCGCAAGGACGGCGAATAAGTTAAAGCCATCCTGAGGCGATGCCCATGGCCAAGAAAATCTACCTCCAGCTCTACATTCCCTGGTGGTTTCGGCTCTATGCGCAGTCTGTGCATGCCTTCGCTTGCCTGGCTGGCCTTGAAGTCGACACAGACAAGCTTGAGGCCCAGGCCAAGAGGTCTATCAGATACCGCGAGATCGAACCGCCGGATGAGGCCAAGCTATGACGACCATTGCCTATAAGGACGGCATCATCGCCTATGACGGCCGCTGCACTTCTGGCGGAACGATCGTCTATGACGACTACGACAAAATGCGCGAGAGTGACGGTGCTTTCTTTTTTGGTGCAGGTGCGCTGCCGGAGATTTGTGATCTGATCAAGGCCTACCGCGGCGAAGAGATCACAGGCGAATGCGGAGCCCTTGCCATCGTTTGCAGTGGCGGAGCACTGAGCCTGATCACTTATGACGATGGGAAAATTGCTGAGGGCCCCATCAGTCCTGATAGGCCCTACGCAATAGGCAGTGGAAGAGATCACGCTTACACGGCCATGGACATGGGCGCATCCGCCTACCAGGCCGTAGAAATGGCCTCAAAGCGTGATACCGGAACCGGCGGAAAGATCCGAACGTTTACTGTGAAGACAGAACAGCAATAAGGAATTCAACATGGCAGCAAAGCAACCCGACTGGGAGGCAATCGAACGCGCCTATCGGGCTGGTGCGCTGTCCCTGCGTGGTATCGCTGACAAGTACAGCACCAACGAAGGCACAATCCGCAGTAGAGCCAAGAAGAACGGCTGGCAGCGAGACCTTACCGCTAAGGTGCGTACGGCGACCAAGGAAAAGCTTTCACGCAATAATTCACGCACTGGCGACACGCAGCGTGAAGCGCGTGAAGAAGCACAGATCGTTGATGATGCCTCTGATGAGGCGGCATCGATTGTGCTTGCCCATCGAGCAGATCTCGGTCAGTGGCGAGACATCTCCAACAAGCTGCGCTTGGCACTGAGCGACATGGAGGTGAATGAGGCCAACCTCGGCGACTTCTCCCGCGCACTGAATGCCGGCGTTGATGCTCAACTCAAGGTCATCAAGGGTGAGCGCCAGGCCTACAACATGGACGCTGACCTTGGCGGTAGTGACTCCGAAGACCTATCCAAACTGATGGACGAGCTATCGAAGGAAGCCTGACATGAAGCCCGAGCACTTGAAGCTGCTCCGGGATAAGCGTTGGAGGCTGAATAATCTCTACTTCATCACGGACAAGAACGGTAAGCGCATGCGCTTCCGGATGACCGATGAGCAGGTCGAGTACTTCGATGGCATGCACACCCGCAACATCATCCTGAAGGCTCGTCAGCTTGGGTTCACCACTGAGTGCTGCATCATCCAGTTAGACGCCGCTCTGTTCGAGTCGGCCAAGTGCGCGCTGATCGCCCACACGCTGCCTGATGCTCATCGACTTTTCCGGGAGAAGGTGAAGTACGCTTACGACAACCTGCCTGTTGACATCCGCAAGGCCAATCCGGCGCGCAATGACGCGTCTGGTGAGCTGGTATTCAACAAAGGCGGCTCGATTTACGTTTCAACGTCTTTTCGGGGCGGCACGCTGCGCTATCTGCACGTTTCCGAGTTCGGGAAGATCTGCGCCAAGTTCCCACACAAGGCGCGGGAGATCGTCACCGGTGCTTTCGAGGCCGTGGCCGCTGAGTGCTTTGTCACCATCGAATCGACGGCTGAGGGCCGGGCCGGGTACTTCTTTGACTACAGCCAGTCTGCCGAGAAGCAGCAACTGGCCGGCGTGCCCCTGGGCCTGCTGGACTGGAAGTTCTTCTTCTTCAGTTGGTGGCGCAATCCGCTGTACTGGCTTGATCCGACCGACGTCGTCATCCCGGACCGGCTGACCAAGTATTTCGACGATCTGAGTGCTAAGCACGGGATCGTCACCAATCCAGGCCAGCGCGCCTGGTACAGCGCCAAGGAGAAGACGCTCGGCGATGACATGAGGCGGGAGTATCCGTCAGTGCCTGCCGAAGCCTTCCAGCAGTCGGTTGAGGGTTCCTACTACGCCAAGCAGTTCGCAAGGCTCTATGCCGAGAAGCGCATAGGCGTGATTCCGGACAACAGCCATCAGCCAGTGATGACCTTCTGGGACATCGGCGTCGGCGACTCCACAGCTATCTGGTTCGTGCGTCAGATCGGCACCGAATACCACGTCATTGACTACTACGAGAACTCAGGCGAGGGCCTGCGGCACTACATGAAGGTGCTGAAGGACAGGGGGTACACCTACTCCGAGCACTGGGGGCCGCATGATATCGAGAACCGCGAGTTCGGCAGCGACGCTAAGAGCCGCAAGGACATTGCCAAAGAGGGCTATGTGATCGATGGCGAGCGCTACTCCATCAAGTTCCAGGTCGTTCCAAAGGCGGCCATAGATACCGGCATTGAGGCGGTGCGGGAGATCCTCCCACTCTGCGTATTCGACGAGTCCAAGTGCGAAGAAGGCATCAGCCACCTCGAGAACTACCGCAAGGAGTGGGACGATAACCGCGGCTGCTGGAAAGACAAACCCCTTCATGACAAGACATCCCACGGCTCAGACGGTTTCCGATACTTCGCTGTGGCCAAGACTAAGCGCGTTCGTACCGCCACCCAAGAACCTCTGAGAATGTGAATATGAGTGATGACCCGAGCAAAACACTGCCCGCAGTGGATGCCATGCGTAAAGACTGGGCCATCGTCGACGCTCTCATGGGTGGAACCCGGGCGATGCGCGAGGCCGGCAAGAAGTTCCTGCCGCAGTGGCCGAAGGAAGAGGCTGATGCCTACCAGGCGCGGCTAAACACCTCAACGCTGATTCCCGCGTACAGCGAGACAGTGCAGAACATGACCGGCCGAGTGTTCTCGGACCCGATTGCCTTTGCCGATGACATTTCCGAGCAGATCAAGGAGATGACTGAGGACTTCGACCGGCAGGGAAACAACCTGCAGGTCTGGGCTCAGTCGTTGTTCAGCGAGGGGCTTTCGCGTGGCCTCTGCCATGTCCTGGTCGACTATCCGCCGGCGGAGGGGCTCAAGACCAAGGCCGACGAGAAAACCGCCGGTGTTCGCCCTTACGGCGTGATCATCAAGCCGGGCCAGGTTCTCGGATGGAGGTCGGAGCCGCGCGGCGGGCAGATCTTGTTGACCCAATTCCGCTACATGGAGTCGGTCGAGGTGGATGAGGGCGCCTTCGGGTGCAAGAACATCGACCAGATCAGGGTCTTGGTGCCTGGGGCATGGGCAACTTACCGCGAAGTTGAAGAGGGGAGTGGCAAGAAGGTCTGGAGGCTTCACGAAGAGGGCGTAACCAGTCTTCAGGTGATCCCGCTCGCGACCTTCTACACCAAGCGCACCGGGTTCCTCACCGCTACGCCGCCGCTGCTTGAGCTTGCGAACATGAACGTCAAGCACTGGCAGTCACAGAGTGACCAGGACAACATCCTGCACGTCGCCCGGGTACCGATGCTGGCTGTTTCTGGGCTTGATGATGGCTCGTCGATCACTGTTGGCTCCGGCGCTGCGACCCTGCTGCCAAAAGACTGCGACATGAAGTGGGTCGAACACACCGGCAAAGCGATCGAAGCCGGTCGGCAGTCGCTGCTTGACCTCGTTGAGGACATGCGCCTGGCGGGTGCCAAACTGCTCCAGCGTGAGCGGCAGACGATCAAGACGGCCTCCCAGTCTGAGGAAGAGGCCGCCCAGGAAATGAGCCCTCTCCAGACCATGGCCGGCCAGCTTGAGGACACGCTTGACCAAGTCCTGCAGTTCTTCGCTATATGGATGGGCTTGCCGGAAGGTGGCCACGTCAAAGTGAAGGGCAATTTCGACGTCGATTTCAGTCCGGAAACAACGATGCCGTTCCTTCTGAGCCTCAACAAGGCGCGCATTTTGTCCGACCAGAGCCTTTTCGAGGAAGTGCGGCGCCGCGGCCTGCTCAGTGATGAGCTGGACTGGGAAGACGAGAAGACCAAGGTGGCAGCTCAGCCGGAGAAAGCAGCGCCGCCGACCACCGCACAACAGTAAACGAACAACGAATACAGCCCTGGCATCTGCCGGGGCTTTTTTATGGGCGCAATTCCGGATGGATAGCGCCGCGCCGGGCCGGATGGCTCAACAAATGGGCGGATGCCCGGAGATGCATCAATGAAACTGAAATTGGACGACCAAGGCCACGTTGTACTGCAAGACGGCAAACCGGTTTACGTGCACGACGATGGCAAGGAGGTCGCATTTGACGCTCCTGGCACAGTCAACACGATCGCCCGGCTGAACGCTGAAGCCAAGACTCACCGAGAAGGCAAAGAGGCCGCTGAGACGGCGCTGAAGGCTTTCGAGGGGATCACGGACGGTGCTGCCGCCAAGAAAGCCCTGGATATCGTGTCGAAGCTCGATCAGAAAAAGCTGGTGGATGCCGGCGAGATCGACGTGGTGCGCAACGAAATCAGCAAGGCCTACCAGAGTCAGGTTGATGAGTTGTCCGCCAAAGCCCAGGCCTTCGAGAAGCAGCTCTACGAAGAAAAGATCGGCGGTGCATTCAGCCGTTCAAAGTACATCGGCGAGAAGCTGGCAATCCCTGCAGACCTTGTTCAATCCAAATTCGGCGCCGCCTTCAAAGTCGAGGACGGCAAAACCGTCGCCTACGACCAACACGGCCAAAAGATCTACAGCCGTGCCCGCCCAGGCGAAGTCGCTGACTTCGACGAAGCGATCGAAACGCTTGTTGAGCAATACCCGCACCGCGATCACATCTTGAAGGGTTCTGGGGCTTCCGGCTCCGGCGCTCAAAACAACGGTGGGAATGGCGGTAATGGCAAGAAATCTATCTCCCGCTCCCAATTCGACGCGCTTGATCCCCAAGGCAAGCATGCGCACGTTTCTGCGGGCGGTGAAGTTACCGACTGATCCCAGGAGTAATCCATGAGCAACACTCTCACCGGCCTGACAACCACCATCTACAACGCGCTGGACGTCGTCTCGCGCGAACTGGTGGGCTTCATCCCTGCCGTTTCGGCTGACATGACCTATGACCGCGCCGCCGTAGGTCAAACCGTCACCTCGCCTGTGGCGCCGGCTGCAAGCGCGACCGACATCACCCCCGCAGTGACTCCGCCGAACGACGGCGACCAAACCATTGGCTCCGTGTCGATGACCATTTCCAAGGCTCGCCGCGTGCCGGTGCGTTGGAACGGTGAAGAGAAGCGCGGCCTGGACAACAACGGCGCCTCGTACAACGTGATCCTGCGCGACCAACTCGCCCAGGCCATGCGTGCGCTGGTGAACGAAGTCGAGTCCGACATCGCCAACCTGTGCCTGAAGTCGTCCCGCGCCTATGGCACCCCCGGCACCGTTCCGTTCGCCACCAACCTGGCAGAAGCTGCGCAGATGCGCAAAATCCTGTCGGACAACGGCGCGCCGATGAGCGACCTGCAGATGGTGCTGGACACCACCGCCGGCGCCAGCATGCGTACCCTGGGGCAACTGACCAAGGCGAACGAAGCGGCTGATACCAGCATGCTGCGCCGCGGCGTACTGCTCGACGTTCACGGCTTCGCTATCCGTGAATCGGCCCAGGTCAAAACAATTGCTGCAGGCTCTGCTGCATCGGCGACCACCAACACCGCCGGTTACGCTGTTGGCACTACGCTGATCACCTTGGCCTCGGCCGGCACTGGCGCGGTTCTTGCCGGCGACATCATCACCTTCGCTGGCGACACCAACAAATACGTTGTGCTGTCGGGTGATAGCGACACCTCCAACGGTGGCACCTTGACCCTGGCTGCGCCTGGTCTGCGCAAAGCGATTCCTGCTGCAGCAACCGCCATCACTGTGATCGCCGCAACCACCCGCAACATGGCGTTTGCCCGCTCGGCCCTGGCTGTTGCCACCCGCGCCCCCGCACTGCCAGAAGGCGGCGACAGCGCCTCCGACCGGATGATCATCACCGACCCTATCAGCGGACTCTCTTTCGAGATCTCGCTGTACAAGCAATACCGTCAGATCCAGTACGAAATCGCGCTGGCCTGGGGTGTTGCAATGGTCAAGCCGGAACACACCGCGCTGCTGCTTGCGTAATGACGGCGCCCGGGGCTTAGGTCGCGGGCGCATCAAATCCTGGAGAAATGCATGAGCGGCAAAGTGATCAAAGTCGATCCGTGGGGCGAAGGGCAGGGAGATTTTGTCCTGATCGATGCCGACAGCTTCGACGAAAACATCCACTCCCGATACGACGATGGATCCGACCAGGGCGGCCCGAAGGAAGGAACCGCAGCTTTCCTGCGGGCCAAGCTTGATGAGCTTGGCGTTCCTTACAAGGCAGGTGCCTCAAAGGCTGATCTGCAATCCCTGTTCGAGCAGAACAAGCCGGCTGACGAATGACCCAAGAAGGTGCCACCCATGCTTACTGACCAGCAAAAGTCGGACGCTCGGCGTTACGCCGGGTATCCGATGCAGGGCGACGTGACGCTCGATGATCGGCGTGATACGGCCTGGGGCTGGGTGGCACCGCTGATCTGGCAGACGCTGAACCATCGTCTGAACAGCCTGCGGCCAGAGGAAGAGGTCACCATGGCCAACTTCCTGACCAAGATAGCCGGCCTGGAAACTGACGTGCTTTCCTCAACCGAAAACTTGGACACCGCACAAGCGGCTGTATGGGTGCACAACAAGGATGAGGTGACTGACCGGATGAGGCTGTATCGGCTCTGGCGCCGTGAGCTATGCGGTTTCCTCGGCGTTCCGCCAGGGCCATCCCTGGGAAGCGGCGGGATCAGCTTGGCCAGGGGGTGATATGGACGGCTTTAAGCTGCGTGACAAGATCTACATCGGCTATGGCAAGGCAGCCAAGCGAATCGGTTTCGACTACCAGCAATTCCGTGCTACGAGCGCCAATAACCCGCTGTCGTCAACCGCTTTGCAGACTCTGCCGGCGTCGTTCACCACGAACTTCAGCTATTCCGCGCCAAACAAGTACGGCCAAGCGACTTGGCTCGGACTGTTTGACGCCCGCCAATTCGAGGTCGGCGACTTCCTTGTGGGGCGCCAGGGCACGTTCTTCATCGCTGCGATGCAGGACACGCTGCCGATCTACTGCGTTCAAGCCAACCGCACCGTTTCGGTATCTCGTACTGGGATGGATTCAGGCTATGGCGCGGTCGGCTACGGTGGGGCGACGCCGGAAAATGAGGCCGTCCTGATGCAAGGCTGGCCAGCCAGCATCTTGCAGGGCACTAAGGGTGAGTCCAATGACGCAAAACTGCCGTTGGATGCCAGAACCCCGTGGTGGTTGATCCTTATGCCGGCATGGCCTGGAGTTGAGTTCAGGACCAGCGACTTCATCCGGGATGACCTCGGAAGGAAGTACGTGATTTCAAGCGCTGAGCTGACCGATATGGGCTGGCGCCTCACTGCCATGCAGGCACAGGTGTGATATGGCCGACCTTTCCGATGTTCTCAACCAGTTGACCGCCCAAGTCGCGGCGATTGTGTACCCCAACGGGACCAGTCAGCCGAGCGTGTGCGGGATCCAGGTCAAGATCTACCCGGGCTGGCCCGTTCCAAACGTTCTTGAAAGCGATTTGAAGGTGGGGAGGGCTCATATCAGTCTCTATCCGCTTGCGACCGAGCGAAAAACCACCCGTTATATCGGGCGGGATTGGACGCTTCTTGTTGCCCCGACGCATTCCGTCACGATGACGGTTTCAGGGGCGACAGTCACGCTCTCAGGTACGATCAGCCGGCAAAACCTGCTGATCAACGTGAACGGGGCCAGCCATGTCTATGCCATGCAGCCATCAGACACGCTTACAAGTGCAGCGACGGGGCTTTCTGCGCTGATCCCCGGCTCGTCCAGCGCCGGACCGGTAATCACGATCACGGGCGCTCACAGCGTTATCGCGCGCGTCGGCGGTTTCGGCACCGCGATCAAGGAGACGAAGCGCCAGGAAAAGCAGTTCCAGATCACCGTCTGGGCTCCAACGCCAAGTACCCGAGACGCTGCCTCATCGCCGATTGATTCGCACCTCTCGGATGCGACCGACATAGCGCTACCGGACGGCTCCCACGGAATCATCCGCTATTCGCACTCCATCCAAACGGATGCGCAGGAAAAATCGGGGCTGTATCGCCGCGACCTGATCTATACCGTGGATTACGCGACGACCCAAACCCAGCAGCAGGCGGAAGCGATTGCGCCAGTGCTGAACATCACCAATGCCCTAAGCGGGCTTCCTGAAACAACTGTGAACCCTTGAGGCCCGACATGGACTCCGATACTGCAGACACCAAAGCGCCGGCCTCGAAGGCAAAAGCGCCATACACCCTCACCGTGAAATTCGCATTTGCCGATTACCAGGTTGGCCAGGTCCTCACCGATCCGGACGAGGTGGCCGCGGTCCTGGCCGGCGAAAGCGCCGGAAATGTCCTGAAAGTCGCCAACGCCTAACAAGCGAAACCCACACACAAGAAGCCGCCCACTGAGGCGGCTTTTTCATTAGGAGGACGCCATGCCCATTTACCCGGCAGGCAGCTTGAACACGGCGGCACTTCAGGCCCCGGATCTCTACATCCAGATCGTTCCGCCAAAAACCCGCTACATCAACGGTGTGGCCACCGATATCCTGGGCTTAGTCGGCATCGCTGACTGGGGCCCCGTGAACAGCCCGACCCTGATCGGCTCCCCGGGTGATGCATCGCAGAACTTCGGCACGCAGAGCGTGCGCAAGTACGACCTGTGCACGGCGATTGCCGTGTCCATCCAGGGCGGGGCGTCGAACATCCGGGCCGTGCGCGTCACCGATGGCACCGACACCGCGGCAACAAGTGCGCTGAAGGATACCGCTGCAGCCACCGGTGTAACCCTGACAGCGTTCTACACCGGCACCCTGGGCAATTCGCTGAGCGCCACTCTGTCGGCTGGTGCTGCGGCTTCGAGTTGGAAGCTGGTCGTTTCGCTGCCAGGCGTAGCTCCTGAAGTCTTCGACAACATCACGGGAACTGGCCTGGCACTGTGGCAAAACATCGTCAGCGCAGTGAACAACGGGCAATCGGGCATTCGCGGACCGTCTCAGCTTGTAATTGCGACTGTCGGGGCATCCAGTGTCGCGCCGGCCGCAACCCAGACCGTAGCTTTCACCTCCGGCACTTCCGGCAACTCCACGCTGACAGACTCGGTTTTGATCGGTGTCGACGGTGTTACCGGCGCCACTCGCAAGGGTATGTATGCCCTGCGTGGTAGTGGCGCCCAAGTCGCCAACCTGATCGATCTGACCGATTCGACCCAGTGGCCGACCATGCTGACCTACGGCCTGTCTGAAGGCTGCTACATGGTCACCCAAGGTCCGGCCGGCGCGTCCTACGCCACCGTTTCCACCAGCCTGACCACCGCCGGCTGTGATAGCTACGCGCTCAAGGTGATGGTTGGCGACTGGGTTTACTGGCAGGACCAAGTCAATGGTCAGAAACGCATGATCGCGCCGGCCACCTTCTCGGCCGCCAAGATCGCCGCGCTGTCGCCGAACCAGAGCCCGCTGAACAAGCCGATCACCAACGCGATATCGACTCAGCGCAACCTTTCGCAGCAGCCGTACAGCATCGCCGAGATCGGCGCCATCAACACCGCGCGCCTGGACGTGATCACCAATCCTTGCCCGGGTGGTAGCTATTTCGGCCACCGTTCCGGCTTGAACTGTTCCAGCAACTCGGCGGTGAATGGCGACAACTACACGCGGATGACGAACTTCATCTCGCTGACCATCGCGGCCTCCTTCGGCGGGGTTATCGGCCAACTGCAGACTCCTGACGTGCGTCGGACTACCAAGTCGACCATGGAAAGCTTCCTGCAGGTCCTGGTGCAGCAAGGAATGATCGGCGACGTCAACGGTGGCCCCGCGTTCTCCGTGCAGATCGACGCCAGCAACAACCCTGACTCCCGCGTAGCCCTGGGTTATATGCAGGCCGACGTGCAGGTCAAGTACCTGTCCGTGATCCGCTACTTCCTCGTAAACCTGGAAGCCGGGCAGTCCGTCACCGTCGTTGCCTCCGCAACTCCCCGCGCCGCCTAAGCGCTAAGCCACACATCCAGCCCGGCCTAGAGCCGGGTTTTTCATTTTGGAGATCGCCATGCAAGGTGGATACAACACGGGGAAGGATATCGCGATCGATATCAATGGACCCAACGGCCCGATCAGGCTGAGCAAGATCATGTCCTTCGACTCCAAGCCGAAGGTCACCAACCAGGAAATCACGCCGCTCAACGGCCAAACCGATGAGCTGATGATCCCCAAGGGCTGGACCGGCACTTTCGAGGCCGAGCGCGTTGACTCGACGCTGGACGATTGGTGGGCGCAGTTCGAAAGCGACTACTACAACGGCGTCAACCAGAGCCCGGCGACTATCACCGAAACCATTCAGGAAGTCGGCGGTGGCACCACCACCTGGCGCTACACGCACGTCATTCTGAAGCTGGAAGACGCAGGCAAGAAGGAGGGCGACAAGACCATTCGCCAGTCCATGTCCTTCACCGCCCGCCGGCGCATCAAGGTTTAACCGTTTTGCATGGCAGCCCCGCAAACAGGGCGCGGGACTCGTCACCCCGCACGCCATGCTCCTTGACGACTCATTGACCAGAGGATTTACCAATGTCCAAAGTGACCGTACACAAAGATGCCGCGGCCCCTGCTGTTGTTGATCAGAAGCCGCGCTTCGAAACCATCCAGGACAGCCTGGGCCGTACCATCCAGCTGCGCAAACTGGGCCCGCTGGAACAAGGGCGCATTGTGATGGCTGTCGGCGGCGACACCGCTGGTAACCAGACCTACATGTCGGGATTTGCGCTGCCGGCAGCGATGGTCGTTTACATCGATGACACGCCGTTTGGCCTGCCGCAGACCCAGAAACAGATTGACTCCGTGCTTTCCGAGCTTGGCTCTGAAGGCATGGAAGCTATCAATCTGCACTTCCTGGCGAAATACGAAGAGGCTCAAGCCGCCGAAGAGGCCAAGAAGACCGCCGAGGGCCTTTCGGTCGAGCAGGCCGCCGCAAAAAACTAGCAACGAACCCCGATTTTCGCAGCCGATGCTGGCTGGTGAAGAACGGGGTTCCATTTGATCGGGTTTTCGACTGCGGCCCCTTGAATGAGTATGAGCAGTTTGCGTTCTCGATCATCTTCTCGGAGTTTGAGGGCGCCGGCGTTTGGAACTGGCACAGCATGCAGTTCGACAAGAAGGAGTAAGCCATGGAGTTCAGCAGCATGGGCGCTTTGGCCCTCCATTTTGCGTCCGCCGCAGCCGCAGAGGTTGCATGCCTTGAGCATGGCCTGGAGGTCTGCGCCAGGCGCGTAGAAGAGACAGCCCGGGCAGAGATTGGCCATTACCAGCAGGGGATCGGGCCGTTTCCAGAGTGGAATGAGTTGGCGGAGTCAACCGAGTCCGAAAAAGCCCGCAAAGGCTACCGCGCAGACGCACCACTGGAGGCCTCAGGTGAAATGCGCGACTCGATCAGCCATGTTCGCCACGGTCTAGAAGCCGTGATCGGCGCTACCGACCCCAAGATGGTCTATCACGAATTCGGCACGCAGCGTATACCCCCGCGGCCAGTCATGGGGCCGGCAGTACTGCGTAACAGGGAGTTCATCCGCCGCACCATTGGCGCAGCGGCAGTAGAGGGGCTAGTAGGTGGCCGGCTGATTCATGCGGCGCTTGGGTACGGGGCGCTGCTGTGAGGAGGGGCTCACAATATGAGCACCCCTATGTTCAACATAGACCGACGAACATTATTCGAGCATTTCTCTACGCATCATGGCCTGAAACTTCTCTCTCTCGGTTCTGCCGAGGGCTTCCGCCACTTCAAGTATCTGCGGACCGAAGCTGTCCTCATCCTCGGTGCTGGCGGCTGCCTTCGCCTTGCTCATGAGGGCCTCAAGGGCGCGGCTGTACTTAGTGCTCTCCATGCTTAGTCTGGCGATCTCGCCATCCAGCTCGGCAGCCTTTGCAGTGTGAACATCGTCAAGGGTACGAGGCGAAAAGCTGGCAGTGAGTCGCGAGATGATCTCGGCATGCAGCGAACGAGAGCCTTTTCGAGCGCTTTCCTCAAGCTGATCTCTCAGCTCGGCAGGCATCCGAATTGGGTATGGGGAGATCTGGTGACGGTCAGTCATGAATTGCTCGGGCAGTTTTGCGATGCCTGGCAGTATGCGCAATGACTCAATTAGGCTCAATGAGCCCACTTGACTCTATTTTTATCTGAGTTAATATGAGTCCACATGTTGAGGAGGCAATCATGAAAGACGCACACCAGGTTGCGCCGTACAGCCTACGGATCGCAGAACAACTCAAAGGAAAGGCAAAGCAGGAGGCACACACAAATCGCCGTAGCCTTAATGCAGAGCTCGGACTTTTGATTGAGGAGGGCTTCAAGTGGCGGGAACATCAGAGCAAGCAGGCAAGCGCCTGAAACGAAGAAGCCCCGACGAGGTGAGAGTCGTCAGGGCTTCGGAGAACGTTCAACGTACTAGGAAAAACGTCATGTCGAATAATAGCACAGCGGTATCCAATGTCATCCCGTTCAATTTCGGCAAGCAGCAGGTCCGCACGCTGCTGGTTGATGATCAGCCATGGTTCGTGGCGGCGGATGTCTGCGCATCTCTTGCAATCGGTAACGTTTCCCTCGCCGTGAATGGTCGTGCAGACCGTGAAACAGACGGCCTGGATGAAGATGAGAAGGGTATTGCCACTGTCAATACCCCATCCGGAGCCCAGGAAATGCTGGTTGTAAGCGAGTCAGGCCTCTATGCGCTGATATTCAAAAGTCGCAAGGTAGAAGCCAAGCGCTTCAAGAAGTGGGTGACCTCGCAGGTCCTGCCGGCGATCCGAAAGCATGGACACTATGTCGATCATCACGGCGCCATGGGCGACCTCGTCGGTGCAGTCATTGGTACCAGCGGCGAACACGTCCTCGACCGGGTTATCGATCAGAAGGCATATCCGGTGCCGCATGCGTTGCAGCGTAGCTTCAAGCACACCATGAAAAGCCGCCTGCGCTCTCGCTTCAATGTGCAACGGACCGCGCTAATTCCTGCGGAGTGCCTGGCTGATGCGTGCAACTTTGTCGCGGCTTATGCACTTGAAGGTGAGTGGCTTCAGGCTGCTCCTAAGGACGGAATTACCCTGGATAAATATGAAGCGATCCATCTCTACGGGCTGATGTCATATTTTTCTGCAATGTCTGAGCATCGAGAACACATGTTTTCCGCGGCTCGGTTGCTTGATTCGAAAACCCTGATGCTGTTCTTTGACATGCTGAATGAAGGCCGTGGAGCCTTTGCAAGCTTGGATAAGCGCCGCGACGAGCTGTACCAGAACTATCGCAGCCTTGGATTGACTGGTGGTTATGCGATGGGAATGCATTCTGCTGCTTGAATGCAATGACAACAAAACCCGCCGAGGCGGGTTTTGCTTTTGCTGTACTGAGAGGTTCTTTAGCTGGATTTTTTGGGTGGATTGCTCAAGGCTTCCTGGGTAAGGCACATTGTCTTGCTGTCAGTGTCCTCAGCGCTATATCCAAGCGATTCGGCAAGATTCACAGCGGACTTTACATACTTGATCGTCAGATAGTCTTTGGCGCCGCCAATAGCTTTCGCTTTTTCCTCGGCACGCTCAGGGCTTATCTGCGCCGAAAGAAAGCCAATCAAGTTTTCCGCCGCCTCGGAGTTTTTGGCCGCAGCGCCTTTCACCGCGCTAGCCATATCGTTCATTGCAGAATTTGCTTTGTCCGAGCTTGTCTTTGGTGGCAGTAGGCTACTTGCGTCTTCGGTAAGCTCAGAGGACCTAACCCTGAAGTCATGAATAGCAGTAGCCATATTGAGAGGGTTCTTTGCTTTTGTTGCCGCTGTCATCCCGGCCTGTAGCTTTTTAAATGAAGCGTCAATACTCGAGGATATTTTGCTTGAATCGAGACAGAAGTCTTGAGCCTGGACAATCTCATCTTCCGATAACTGAGGCGCGATTGTTGTTGGGTCATCCTGTTTGGCTTGGATTTCTTGGGTGACTGGCGTCTTGCTAGCAACCTCCGCAGGACTGCTCTTTTCGGAGCCACCAGAAAAATAGTTGTATGCGCCGTATGCAATAATGGCAAAGAAAACAATGCCGGCAATTAGTTCTTTTGTTCCGATTGCTGGATCTTTGACGCCGCAGTGTGGGCATGTTTTATCGGTTGTCGATACTACATTTTTACATTGTTTGCACTTTGTTATCGCCACGTTTATTCATCCAAAAATAATTGTGTAAGCAACAAATAGAATCGCCGCCAAGGTGCCTCCAGCGAAAACCATCAAAACGCTGCTGAAAGTTAATAGCAGTAACGCATCCTGAATGCCGATTCCTGGTCCTTTTTTCTTCTGTGGCCGCCTCGGCGGGATCTCCTCTGCATCAAGCCCATACATAGAGCCGACATCCTGGATTCGGCCATCTTTCCACTGATACGTGCGATGAGTGCGTGCCATGTGATCAACCGCCACAAGAAGGAAGCTCATTATGGCATTTGAGGCGTATTCCGTCACCGTCAAGCTGTCGCTGATCAACCATGTCAGCGCTGGTCTTGCCCTAATTTCGCGAGGGCTCCATACCGCAGGGCAGGATGCTGATCGCCTCAATCGGCAGCTTTCTTCAATTGGTCGGCAAGCCGCCATCGGCGGCGCGATGTTCGCCGGTGGCCTTGGCATTGCAGCCATGTTTAAGGCTCCCCTGGACGAGGCCAAGAAGTTTCAGAACGAGACGGAGCGATTTCGCTCGCTTGGGCTTGGAGATGCCGTTACAGCTGACGCGGTGAAGTTTGCCAAAGGAATGAACAGCTACGGCGTTAGCGTTCGAGAGAATCTTGGACTTTTGAGGGATGCGCAAACAGTCTTTGGTGACTTTCACGAAGCTAAGATGGTTGCTCCTCTTCTGGCGAAAATGAAGTTTGCCAACGCCGCGCTTTATGGTGAAGAAGGCGGAGCCATGAAGGATAAAGCCTTCATGGACATGCTGAAGGTCATCGAGATGCGCGGTGGACTTGCCAGCGAACAGGCTTTCTTTAAGCAAGCCAATATGATTCAGCAGGTGCAAACCGCTACTGGTGGTCGAGTTGGTGCTAATGAGTTTCTCAACTTTATCAAGACGGGTGGCGTCGCGGCCAAAGGTCTGACCGATGAGAACTTCTATTACAACATGGAGCCGCTTATCCAGGAGATGGGAGGGCAGCGAGTTGGCACCGGATTCATGTCCGGGTATCAGAACTTGGTTCAAGGCCGTACCACGGCGCGGGCGGCAAATGAGCTGATGCGTATCGGGATGCTTGATCCGGCTCTTGTGGAATACAACAAGATCGGGAATATCAAGCAGATCAAGCCGGGAGCCGTAAAGGGAACGGACTTGATGGTCTCAAATCCATTTGAATGGATGCAGTCCGTGATGCTTCCAGCCTTTGCAAGTAAAGGCATCACAGATAGGCAGGCAATCCTAAATGAGATCGGCGCTATCTTCACCAACAGGACGGCGTCTCAGTTCTACGCGACGATGTATCTCCAGCAAGAGAACATCAGAAAGAACATGAAATTGAACGCGGGAGCGGCTGGGATTGATGAGCTTGAGGCTAACGCCAAGAAAACGCTTACTGGTAGAGAGCTTGAGCTTGCAGCCAAATGGCGCGATCTGAATTTGGCGCTCGGCGATCAAATTTTGCCGCTTGCGATAACTGCCGTTACCAAGCTGAGCAATGTCATTGTTGATCTCACCAAGTGGATGAGTGAAAACCCTGGGAAGGTGAAGGCATTCACCTATTCGCTCCTTGGTCTTTCTGCGTTCCTCATGGGTGGCGGCTTGATCAACATGGTCATTGCTGCCGGCCGCGGGTTCTTGCTGCTTGGGCAGGCGATAGCGTTTCTTGGCGGTCCACTGGTTCCGATCATGGCTCGGTTCGGTACGTACCTGGTCATGTTCGTGATCGACTCCTTCAAGGCTGTTGGGATGTTCCTGACCTCAGGCTTCCTGCGCGGCATGGTGATGGCGTTCCTGTCGCCGCTGAAGCTTCTAGGGCAGGGGATATTCTTCCTCGGCCGCGCGCTGCTGATGAACCCCATCGGTCTTGCCATCACAGCCATTGCGGTGGCGGCCTTCCTTCTCTGGAACAACTGGAAAGAAGTGAGCGGGGCGCTGACGCTAATGTGGGGCGATCTGAAGACCGGCTTCATCAAGCTGTTCAACGGTGATATCGGGGGCGCTTTCAAGTCGTTTGCGCTGATCTTCCTGACCGGATGGCAGACGATCTTCAACACGCTGATCGCCGGCGCGAACAAGATCCTTCCGGCATCGATGCAGATTTCAAAGACGACGTTTGCAGATGAGTACCGGAAGGCTGGATCACCTGAAGCCAACGCGATGGTTGCTCCTGTTCCGCCCAAGGACTGGAGCAGGGACCCAATCATCTTGCAGATGAACATGGACGGGAAGAAATTCGCCGAAGTAGTGGTGGACCGCATGACAAAGGCCGCAACTAAGCCGCAGACCGGCACCCAGGGCTTTGACCCTACACGCAGTATGCTGATGCCTGGAACGCCAAGTACCGCCTACCCAAGGGGATAACCGATGAGCTTTACAAGCTTCCTGGACAACTTCGCTCCGGGCGGGGATCCGTTTGCCACGCGATTGATCGTTGGCGACTTTGAGTTTAGCGGTCTTGAGGTGCCCGAGTCGGTGACGATCGGGGCGAAACAGCAGGCTGTCGTGCACAAGCTGGTAGGCGGCAAGCGGATCGTTGACGTCATGGGCATCGATTACGACAACGTGTCATGGTCGGGCTGGTTCACCGGCGCCACGGCCGGCGACCGGGTCACGGAGCTTGAAACGCTCCGCGATCTTGGCCTGCCGCTGGCCTTCAATATGGACGGCTACTACTTCAGCGTCCTTATCCAGAACTTCAACGCCCGGTTTGAGCATATCTACCGCCGCTACTACAGCATTGAGCTGCTGGTCATTGAGCGTCTGGATGCCCCGGTCACTGAAAACGCTTTGGCCGGCGCCCTAGACGCGCTGATTAACAGCGATATCGGTGAGTCGCTTGGTCTGGCGGACATCATCAATGTGGATTCGGTGACTGGTGCCATCAACACCGTGAATGATGCGGTAGCGCAGGTCCAGGGCTTCGCCAACGCCACGATCGAGACGATTCAGACAGTGATCCGTCCGATTGTGGCGGCCCAGCAGATCGTTCAGTCAGTGATCGCCCAGGTGGGGGCGTCGGTCAACGACATCACCACCCTGGGAGGTCTGATTCCAGGCAACCCAGTTGCCAGGGCTGCGAACAACGTGTTGCGCCAGGCCGGCGCGCTGACCCAACTGGCGCCGCTCTATCAGATGCAAAGCGTGCTTGAGCGAGTGCAGAAGAACGTCCTGGCCGGCCCGCTGGCAAATGGCACATCCAGTGTCACCACCAGCAACTCCAGCCTGCAGAAGATCGCAGCTGACAGCTATGGCGACCAGTCCAAATGGACGCAGATCGCCGCGGCCAACAGCATCGTGGACCCGCGCCTTGATGGCATTCAGACGATAAAAATTCCAATAGGTGAATAGCTTGGACCTGAACACTGAAGCGACCGAGCAGAAGGTCCGGCAGATTGCTTCCCGGCTTTCGCTGAACGGGGTAGAAGTCCCGTTCTTCTCATGCGAGATCAACAGCAACGCGTTCTACTCGGCCGACACTTTCTCCGTGGTGTTCGCCATGTCAGCGATGCCTGAGCCCTACAACGGCATCAAGTGGTGGGCTGATCAAAAATCGATTGAGGTTTCGATCTCGATCGGCCTTATCGACCAGAACATTGAGGACTGGCGGACGCTGATTGTTGGCACCGTCGACCGGCTGAGTGTGCGCCTGGCGAAATTTGAGGTAAGCATCGAGGGGCGCGACTACACCAGCAAGTTCATCGACCGGAAAACCAACGAGAAATTCACCAACATGACCACTAGCCAGGTGGCCACGCTGTTGGCGAATCGCCGCGGCCTCACGCCAGTTGTGACTGCCACAAAGACCCAGGTTGGAGGCATCACAAAGTGGGATCACGCGCACGTCACTGACGAGCGCACAGAGTGGGACCTGCTGGCCTACTTCGCCGGCCTGGACGGCTTCCAGGTGTATGTGACGGGCAATGAACTGCACTACGAGCCGGCGCTTGATCCGACTGTAACCGACCAGTACCTGATCCGCTGGGTAGCCCCGGGCGAACTGGCTTACCCGCAGTCGAACACCTCGGACGACATTGTGTTTGAGCGCGACCTAACTCTGGCCCGTGGCGTGACTGTGCAGGTGATCTCCTACAAGGACGGGAAGACCTACAAGGCAACCTATCCCACGAACTCCGCAAGGGGGATTGCGCCAGGCCAATCAACCTCAAGGCGCCAGGTCTACGAGATCAAGCGCAATGGGCTTGATCAAAACCAGGCACAACAACTCGCGCAGAAGATCCACAGGGAGATCACGGTTCACGAAATGCGCATGTCCTGCTCTATGCCGGGCGACAACTCGCTGATGCCCAACACGATTGTTCGCCAAGAGGGCACGGGCTCCGGGTTCGATCAGCTCTATTACGTCGACTCCGTGCGACGCTCGCTGAGCTTTGAGAGCGGCTACACCATGAGCCTGACCGCTAAGAACCACAACCCCAACTCAATGGTGCAGCCATGAACATTGCCGACTTCGCGAACTCCATGCGGCAGCAAGGCAATAGCGACATGACAGGGCCAAGGACCGGGACAATCACCAGCTACGACAAGGGCAACGGCATGGTCAAAGTGGCCATCCAGCCAGAGGGAAGGGAAACCAACTGGATCAAGCTGGACAGCCCAGGGGTTGGTAATGGCTGGGGCGTGCAGATTGGCCCTCAGATCGGGGATGAAGTCACCGTCACCTTTGATTCATCCGATCCGAACCTTGGAAAGGTCACGGCTCGACACACCAACAGCCTGAACCTTGCTCTTCCAGTGCCGTCCGGAGAAATCTGGATGGTTCACTCCACCGGATCACTGTTGAAATTCAATACAGACGGCTCTGTGACGCTGCATACGATTGGCGCACTTGGTGTGCACTCTGAAGTCTCAATCACCTACGACGCCCCTCAGCATGCGTTTACAGGCGGCCCAGTCAGCATGGATCACACCTTAACCGTCACTGACGGGACTGGCGTCGTTGTCACCGGTGGCGATGTTAAAGCGGACACAATAAGCCTGAAAACGCACCGCACCAGTGGCGTGACGCCAGGCGCTGGAACATCCGGAGTGCCAATTCCATGAAGGATCTGAACCAGTACGTCGGCGACGACCTTTCATCGTCGCCGACAGGCAGCCTATCGCCTGTTGAAGGGATTGAGCGAGGAAAACAAAGGATCTTGCGCCGGCTTATCACCAACCCTGGCGACTATTTGTTCCATCCTACCTACGGGGCCGGTCTTGGCCGTTACGTTGGCTCGCTGATGAACATCCCAGAGATCATTTCCCTGATCAGGTCGCAGATTTTGCTCGAGGATTGCGTGGCAAGAAAGCCAGCCCCTGTCATTTCTGTGTCTTCGAATGACTCAACCCTTTCCGTCAGTATCGGCTACACCGATGCGCCTTTGGGCGAGCCGGTGACGCTCTCATTCGAGGTAAATCGCTGATATGGCATCGCTCAATATCAAGGACTTCACCACGCTGGTGCGCGACCAGGTGGCGGCAATTCAGGGGCGTGCTGCCGGCCTTGTTGACTTCACGATTGGCTCACTTTTGCGCGCGATCACCGAAAGCAACGCCAGTGTCTTGCAGTGGCTACAGCAGTTGATTGTCACATTGCTTGCCACCACTCGCGCCTCAACGTCGTCTGGAGCAGACCTGGATAGCTGGATGGCGGACTTTGGCTTTTACCGCCTATCCGCCAGCTTTGCTACTGGCAGCGTCACGTTTTCCAGGTTCACGCCGGCAGTTTCTGCGCTGATCCCAGTTGGCGCAATTGTCGGTTCCACGGACGGGTCGCAGCAGTACACGGTGACAATTGACACGACAAATTCCATGTATGACGCAGGCCTTGGCGGTTACCTGATTCCAGCCGGCACTGCGTCGGCTACGGTGCCGGTGACCGCAAGCACCGCAGGCGCAGCAGGAAATGCCCTAATCGGCACGGTTACGGTGATTGTTGGCAGCATCAGCGGCGTTGATACCGTCACCAATTCCGCGGTGTTCGCTGGCGGCGTTGATCAGGAAGAGGACGAGCCATTCCGTGCGCGCTTTGTGCTCTGGGTGCAGTCGCTGTCCAAGGGCACCAAGGCGGCAATCGAATACGCTTTGTCTTCCATGCAGCAGGGCGTCAGCTACACCCTGACCGAGAATCAGGACTATAGCGGCAACCTTCTCTACGGCTACTTCTATGCAGTCGTAGACGATGGCAGCGGCGCTCCACCTGGCTCTTTCCTGGTAACTGCAGGTGCTGCTATCGAATCGGCCAGGGCTTTCACCACACGGTACGGTGTCTTCGCCCCGGTACTGGTAACCGCCAACGTGGGCATGACCATTACTACCGACCAAACCGTGGTGCACAGCGTTGTAGTGGCCCAGGTAGTTACAGCAATCCAGGCCTATATCTCAAGCCTGACGCTTGGCCAGATTCTTCCATACACCCAGCTCGCCGCGGTGGCGTACGGCGTTACTCCGGCCATCACCAACGTGTCAGCCGTGCTTCTGAATGGCAGCACAGCCGACTTGGCCGCAACCAACAAGCAGGTCATCCGGCCGGGCACAGTGACGGTGGCTTAAATGAGCGTTGGCGACCAAAGCGACATGTTCGAACGGCTGAAAAGCCTTCTTCCTCTCGGATGGTTCGGCGATAGCAACCCGGTCAGAGATGCGCTGTTATGGGGATATGCACAGGCCCTGTCGTGGGGATTCACCCTTTACCTGTATGCGAAAGCGCAGACCCGCATCAAGACGGCTACTGATGGCTGGTTAGACATTATCGGTCTCGACTTCTTTGGGAATGGCCTGATCAGGTACGCCGGCCAGCTGGATGCAAGTTACCGCAACCGCATTCTGATCAACATTTTCAGGGAGCACGCGACCAGGCACGGCATGGATCAGGTCTTGTTCGACTTGACCGGCCGTCGACCGCTGATTATAGAGCCTGCGAAACCGGACGATTGTGGATGTCTTGGATTGACGCTCGGCCTTGGGGTCGCGGGGCCGATCGGCTCTACCAGCTGCCAATATCAGGCATTTGTTACCGCATACCGGCCCACTGGCAACGGTGCCGCGAACTGGCCAGGGATAGCAACCAACTGGTTTGGTCTGTCCATGACAAGCGGGCTTTTGCCTGCAGCCCAACTATTCCCTGAAGTCTCCGACGCCGACATCGTCGCCGCCATTGAGGCGACCAAGCCATTCGGCACGACAGTCTGGTATCGCATTACCAACTGAAACCATCCTTTCGAATCCAGGCCCGCCATGTGCGGGCCTTTTTATTGGGGCACCCATGGACAGACAGATCGTATATCCAGGCCAGATCCTGCCTGAAACCTCGCTTTTGCAGATGGCAAAGGATGCGATGATCGGCAACGCAAAACTGGCCGCCGCCATGCTTGGTACCAGCACCATCGCCAATGGCTTTGCCGTCACGCCAACCGGCCCTGCCTCGCTTCAGATCGTCGTAGCGCCTGGTGAGATTTACAGCCTGGTCAACATTGATTCGCTGGCGTTTTCCACGCTCCCGGCCGATACCACTCACTCGATCCTGAAACAGGGTATTTTGCTGGATGGCGTAACCCTGAGTTGCCCAGCTCCTACAACTACGGGCCAGTCGATCAACTACCTTGTGCAGGTCAGCTATCAGGACCAGGACTCGGCGCCTGTCCTGCTTCCTTACTACAACAGCGCCAATCCAGCACTTCCTTATAGTGGCATGGGCAACAACGGATTGACCCAAAACACCTCCCGTAAAGGTGTGGCGATCGTGCAGGTAAAGGCTGGCGCATCCGCCACCACTGGCAGCCAGGTCACTCCGTCTCCCGATAGCGGATATGTTGGGCTGTACGTAGCAACGGTTGCTTTCGGCCAGACCACAATCACCTCGGGGAATATCACGCAATATTCTGGGGCGCCTCTGCTGCCCTCTGGCGTGTTGCAGTCCATCCAGGGCGGAAACACCACGTATGCACTGGACACCGGTGCCGTAAACGCATGCGCTGCAACGTTCTTCCCTGCCATTACCTCACTTGTCGATGGCCTGACGCTGCGCTTCAAGGCTGCCAACAGCAATACTGGCGCGACCACATTCAGCCCTAATGGAATCTCTGCTGCGCCAATCGTTGGCGGCAACCACGCAGCTCTACAGGGCGGCGAGATTGCTGCAACTGGTGACGTTTGGGTGCAGTGGAATAGCTCCATCGGCGGTGGGTCGTGGGTGCTGGTTGAAAGCAGCGGTGGCGGCCTCCAGGTGGCGGCTGCTACTAAGGCACTGCATGCAATCAACGCCAGTCAAGCACAGAACCAAAGCGTCACAGCATTTGCAACTGGCGGCGTTTCCACTGCGCTAACGCTGACGCCAGTTCCTGCGATTACCGCCTACGCCGCCAATCAAAGGTTTCGCGTTAAATTTGGCTTGGCGAGCACTGGCGCTGACACGCTGAACATCTCCGGCCAGGGAGCCAAGAGCATTAAGCAATACGACTCGACTGGGGCGAAGGTGGCAGCTTTATTCGCCGCCAATCAGTTGGCAGATGTTGAATATGACGGCACCGATATTGTTTTGCTTGATTGTCTACCAACTGCGTCAGATCTTTTCAATACTGTTCGGATCGATGTGGCATCTTCCGGAACAGTAAATCTGACTACTGCCGCCCCTTCTACTCGTCACATTAATATCACTGGGTCAACGACGATTTCTGGGTTCACTATTGCCGCGGGCATGTGTTATTTCGTGCGCTTCTCTGGAAGCCTAACGCTAACAAATGGCGGCTCTCTAGTAACGCAGACTGGTGGCGATATTATTACCAAGGCTGGAGATAGTTGCATAATTCGTGCAATATCCGCAAATGTTGTTGAGATTCTTTGTTATGCTCCGGGGATTCCTCAGGCGTTGGGGTATAGGCAATCTAGGCAAAACCTGACTGCGAGTCGAACGTCTGGAACAACTTATACAAACTCAACCGGAAGAACAATTACAATTTGTATTTGTGTTCAAGGAAGTAACTCAACTGAAACTGTTACGCTAACCATTGGCGGAGTTGTTGTTTATTCAGGGGATGCTGGCGTAGGTTCGCCTGGAACTTCGACTCTTTTAACTTCACCTGTAATGGATGGCGAGACATACTCGATAGTAGTCCCTGGGACATCATTAATCTTAAACTGGACGGAGATAAGATAAATGAAGTACTTCAAAGACAATAATACTGGGGAACGCTTTGCGTATGACGAGTTTCAGATTTCATCAGGTTTAGTCCGATTAGGACTTGTAGAGATAGGTGAAGATGAATTGAAAGATATTTTTTTTCCGCCAAAAACTCAGGACCAGATTAATTCTGAGGCGCGATCGTACTTATCAAAAACCGATTGGTACTTGGTTAGAAAAATTGAAACAGGGCAAGCCGTTCCTGATGATGTTCTTAAGTCTAGGGCGGAAGCCCGAGATCAAGTTATTGACTATTGATTTAGGGGGCTGAAAATGCCAATCACAGAGCAGCAGTTGCTGCAGATCCTCCCCCAAGCCCGCCAAGTCGCGGGCTTTTTTGTGCCTGCACTGAATGCGGCGATGGCGCGCTTCAAGATCAACTCGCCTGTGCGGGTGGCCGCGTTCATTGCCCAGGTAGGGCATGAGTCGGGGCAGTTGACGCGCATGGTTGAGAATCTGAACTACAGCGCTGATCGGTTGCAGGCAGTCTGGCCGAACCGTTTTGACGCCGCCCTGGCTGCTCAGGTGGCTCGCAAGCCTGAGCAGATCGCAAACATCGTGTATGGCGGCCGGATGGGCAACACGCTGCCGGGTGATGGCTGGAAGTACCGGGGCCGGGGGCTGATCCAGCTCACCGGGGCGAACAACTACCGTGCCGCAGGTTCTGCCCTAGGCCTTGACCTGATCAATCACCCTGAACTGGTTGAGCAGCCTGATACTGCTGCCCTGGTGGCCGGCTGGTTCTGGCAGTCGAATGGACTGAATGAACTGGCCGATGCCGGTCAGTTCGACAAGATCACTCGAGCAATCAATGGTGGCCTCAACGGTCAAGTTGACCGAGTGGCGCTGCGTGATGTTGCAGTAAAGGTGCTGGCATGAACGCTTTGGCGCTGAAGGTCGGCGGTATTGCCCTGGCGGCTCTCCTCTTACTTGGTGTGGTATTTGGCGCGCTGTACGGCGCCTATCAACACGGAACGTCGGTCAAGGATGAGGAGTGGCAGTCGCGGTGGAATGCCCGTGATGCCGGCGACAAACAGGCCTGGGCCCTCGCTGAAGTCGCGGAGCGCGAGAAAGAACAGGCCAGGCAGAACTCAATCAATAAGGCGGTGCAAGATGGACAACGGACAATTGATAAAGCTGTTGCTGATGCTGCCGCTGCTCGGGCTGATCTCAGCATGCGGGACGCAGCCGATAGAACTGCCAACCGTACCGCAAGTCAGGTCGGCGGCAATTCCTGCACTGCCGCCGCAAGCGCGGCAGCTTCCCGCGCCGTCATGGTGCTTGCCGACGTGCTCAAGCGCGTTGATCAACGAGCGGAAGATCTGGCAGCAACTGCTGATCAACGCGGAGCAAGGGGATTGACATGCGAGCAGGCCTATGACTGGCTGGGTGAATAGGGGATTGGTGTTCGTTCGGCAGGACGCCGGGGGAGGGATTTGTAGCATGCGTGACTTTTGCGTGACTCTCTCACGCACTTGCAGACCTTCCTGAGCATTCGATTGCAGCGAGCGCAGAGGTTACAAGGCTTTTTCCGTGGCCCGCAGATGGTACTGCGTGCATGGGGTGCTAGGGGTCGAGTGTTCGAATCACTCCGTCCCGACCATATTTTTCAATGACTTAGCCCAATCTTCACAGGTTGGGCTTTTTCATGCCCAGGGACTTTTGCGGGGTGGCAACCCGTTTTCCTCCTCAAGATGGTCAGTGCCGGCCCTCGCGAATCGGTCGCTGATACTTTGTTCGCTGCCTCAATCAGCTGCTGCAGCTCCGGGGTAGAATAGTGGCTCTTAATGCTGCCGTTCTTATGTCCCAACAATGCCTTCCGATCTTCTTCTGTCACGCTTGCTGCACGTAGCCCTCTGCCAAAGGTGTGCTTTAAGTCGTGAATCCTGATCGATCTGAACCCGGGGTGCGCGGGTGTCCGGTGGTCCTTCTCCCGCTTGTCTGCTGCACGCACTCTGGCTTTCTTCCATGCTGAATCATTCATCCGATGCATGGCCGTGGGCCCGAATTGATCTGGCTGTCCATAGGGGAACACCAGCTCCGAGTGTAGGCCGCGCTGACCATCAATGATGGACATCGCTACTTTGTTCAGAATCACCAGGCGTTCATCGCCATTCTTTACTCCAGCCTTGGCACTTCGTCCGCCAAACCCGGCCGGTATCAGAAACACGCTGGTACTGAGCTCAGGCACCCGTATCTCCCAATCCCACCGCAACTTGCAAACCTCCTGTTCCCGGCATCCGGTATTGACCTTGTAGAGGGCCATCCTCAACAGGTGATCCGGCAGTTCGGCAAACAGCATGGATTGCTCTTCCCAGGACAGCGGGTAAGGTTTCCGGCTGGACTTCTTTTCCTCCATCATCGATATCATCGGCACGCTATCAAGCCACGGCCGCTTTTCTGCATCCCGCCACTTGCGATGGCAAAGGTTCAAGATTCTGACGACTCGTTGCAGGGCAATGTTCACCGTCCTGTTCGATACCCCCGGCTTAACCTTGCCCTGTGCCGTCTTGGTCGGCTTCTGGCGGTCACGCACAAACGGCGCCAGAGCTCCGTCATCGATATGCGTGATCGGCAGATCACCGATGTGCGGGTCAAGCTGTTCAAGGTGCGAGGCGAATGTGGACAGAGGCTCAGCACGAATCGAACGCCTCAATCAGCGCTGTGGCAATTGAGCAGGCGGAGTCGGCACCGGTGAAGATTGGCGGCCGTATAGGCAAGCGCGAGGTGCAGTTCCCGGCGCTGGGTTGTGAGAAAGGGGAGGGGCGGCGCGTTTTACTGTACCTGGGCAGTGCATCAGCATCAGCGAGACGCGGCGCACGCTGATAGGTTGGTCCACTGCGCGCGCTGCGCAACTGGCCACGACCGGCAAGGTTCTGCGCGCTATCGACACGCTGCCGTTCCATGTGCAGCAGTTCGGGCATTACCTGTACCACCCAGCGATGAACATGCGCGACCTGCTGAGCATAGTGCTGCTGATCACCGCCGAGGTCGCGTTGCCAGACCTGACATCGGTCAAGCGTGTGAAGGCCAATACTTGGTAACCCTGGCCCTTCAGTTCTACAAGGGTGAGGCTCACGGTGCTGCAGAGTGGGGGCCGGCCCGGGTCGCCGCGGAGATGAAAGAGTTCTTCGGGGTCACGATCGATCCGAAGAGCTGGACGCGTGATTGGCTGGGATTGTGGGAGTCCCTGGCAGAATTGATAAAGGAGGTGGTTATTAAGGATCTGCAACCTATATGA